CTAGAAATGACAGCCGAACTGCCATGCGAGGAGCGCCAGCGCCAGGGGAAGCAACTGGCTGGTGCCAACCACCACCAGGCCACAAAGCACGGCGCCACTGGCGGCGAGGATGACCTTACGCATGGTCGGAGCCTCCTGCGCTGATCGGCAGTGATTCCGTGGGCAGCCCCGGCCGCATGCTGGTGTCGGCGCCGAGAAGGCTGGCGTGCCAGTTCCCCAGGGCGGCCGCGCTGCTGATGCAGTGGTGGAGTGCCTTCTCGGTATTCCCGGTTGCGCAGGCATGGAGCGCCTTACCAGCCAGGTAGCCGATCAGCCAGAACCAGTCAGCCGGCTGCTTGCCGGCGTCATGTTGGCTGCCCCAGCGCTTGCGCTGGTGTGCAGCCTCCAGCACCACGCCCTTGGCGAAGTCGTGCAGCTCCGGACTGTTGATCAACGCGTGTTGCTCGCGGTACGCCGCATCAAGCCGGTCATAGTCGGCCAGCAGTTCGCCCAGGTCGCTACGATTGATCACCACCAGGTTTTCGCTGACACCACGAAATCGGGTTGGTACGGATTCGCGCAGGCGGCGTAGGGTGTTGGCGAATGCCATCACTCACCTCCCTGCGCCGTCGGCGCTTCGCACAGCAGGATCTCGCGTTGGTTTTTGGAGCAGAGGTCCGGCCTGCCGTCTACCTCGTCGAACCAGCGGAGCACCCATTCGCCGCCGCGGCATTGGCATTTCCACATTTTCCCTGGGTAAACGCCCGACGGGATGGTGGTGGAGTACTCGGCCAGCTTCGAGAAGGTCGCCATCTCCATGACGGCGTGCTTGTCGTCCAGAAGGATTTCGGAGCGGTCAGGTTGTCGCCAGTGCCGGCCGAGCGGATCAGTCATTGCTGGAATCATCGGCAGATCCTCCTTGTGCAAGTGCGCCGGTGAGCGCCTGCTTGGCAATCGAGCCGTCTTCCACGCTGGCCGTCCCTGCCTCATCGTGCAGGAAGTTGATCGGCTCGCCGCTGCAGGTGTCCCATGCATCGGGATCGGCCAGCAGCAGGTGGTCGCCGTTTGCGTAGAACTCCAGCGCTTCGCGCCAGGCCAGCGGACCCTGTTCGGTCTTGGTCGTCGGTGCTTGCAGCTCCGTGTTCGGATCTCCCTCGAAAATCGGCAGCACGCCGACATTCCCCTCCCAGTTCTTCGCTACGTCGGGATCACTGGTTTCCCACAGGTAGTTGTCGGTGCGCCAGCCGATCAGGCGCGGTTGCCGAACGGCATTGGCCGACGGCTTGGCCTGGGCGAATTCGCTTTCTGCCAACACGGTCTCATCAGCGACCTTCCCTAGCCGAAACAGAGCGCGCGCCAGTTCCTCAGGCTTGAAACTGGCAAAGTCGCGCAGCACTAGATGCAGCTTCTTCTGGAAGTAGTCGGCGTCGACGCCGTAGCGATTGCTGGACGGCGACAGTTCCGCGAGTTGGGCGGTCAGGCGGCCGACGCAACTGTGGCTGCCGTCGAGTCCGTGGGGCCAGGCGTAGCCACAATCGCAGCAGGTGTGGTGGGTCGGGTGCATGGTTACCGTCCTTGCCGGAGATCGGCCAGTTTGCGGGTGAGGTCCATCGAGGCGCGGTGCAGCGCGCCGGATTCCACCGGCGTGCGCTTGCCGGCGGCTGCTTTGCGGGCGGAGCGGAGCGCCCGGGCTGCGCGGAGGCAGCGGGCCAGTTCCAGAATCGTCAGGTCCAGAGTGTGGGGCTTGAGGCTCATGGCAGGGGCTCCTTGGCGAACGACGAGAGAGGGAGGTGCGCGGTGATCGCCGCGGCCTCGATGGTGGGCATGCCCAGTTGGAAGGCCACGTAGCGCTCCAGCAGAGCGCCGCGGGAGGTGGTCCAGCCGGGCAGCAGGGCGACGGCCGCGCAGGTGAGCAGCTTCTGCAGGTCGAGCCGCAGGTAGTCGGCCCACTCGAAGCCCGGAATCTCGCCGTGCTCGGCGGGGTTCTCGACCTGGTACCCGAGGCCGCGCAGGCGCGCGGCTTCGGCGTGGAACGCGGGGAAGTTGTGTTCCGGCAGGCCGGTCATGGGGCCGGCGAGGTAGATGCGCTGGGTCATTCTCCGCGCGCCTCCTGAATATCGGCCTCGGTCAGGGTGTAACTGGTAACCCCGTCGACGAGATAGAAGTCCGGCGGGCAGTTCGCCCTGGCCCAGCCGCGCAGGAAGCTTCCCAGGTCGGCCATTGCTTCCTTGCTGGCCTGCGGCCAGTCGTCCACCCATTCCCCGGCATCGCTGCAACTGGCGTTGTCGTTCATGCTGTTGATTAGGCTTTCCGGATCGACGAAGTCAGCGGGATCGAGGTAGCGCTTCGTTCCGAAGTACACGGTGGAGCCTGCCTGCAACTCGTCGTTGCTGGTGATGAGTTCTGAGAGATCCTCGTTGTGCCAGTCCTCTCCGTTGGTGCTCCAGGTGATTTCCCCTGACCGTGGATCGCTGTAAGCGACGGCCGGAGCATCCCCAGTGCGCTCGTGCTCGATCGCCTTGTCGGCCGGCGCCGTGCGCCAGTCCGGCCAGGTGCGCGACTCGTTCTTCGTCTGCTTGGCAACCAGGGCGTCGATGATCTGCGCCGGAGTGGCGCCGGAGCGCCAGGCGCCGTCCAGAGCGAGAATCACAACGTCGATCCACTCGGCCAGGTCGCCGGGGGTTTCCTCGATCTCGCGCAACTCCTTGCGGATGTGGTCGATGACGCCAGCGGCGCGCGCCCCTGGCCCGAACGTGCGTTCGCTGAACCGGCGCTGGCGCTCCAGGTGCAGGTCGAAACGGAACACGTCCAGCCGCCCGCGGGCGCGGCCAAGCGCGTAGGCCTCATCCTGGAACATCATGAGGTGATCGCTGGTGCGTCCGGTCAGGACGTCGAGATAGCGGCTGTGGAGCGCTTCAATGGCAAGGTGATCGTCGGGGTGGTTCTGGTTCGTCGTCATGGCTGCACCTGCTGAAGTGGGCGATGGCCTGGTTTCGGCGGTAGGTGTGGGGTGAGCAGCGCGTCCTCGAGGGACATGCCTGCGGCGAGTCGCCGGCGGACGGTGCTGGCCGAGACGGGGCTCGGCAGCAGGTCGACCAACTCTTCGAGGGTTCCGGTTCTGCCGCGCACGGTGTGGGTGTGCTTTTCCTTGCGTGCCTGGCGGGCCTGGTCCAGTGCGCGGGAGAGTGCCGGCGTGCAGTAGCCCTGTTTCTGCGAGTTGGCCCGCTTGTGGTCCAGCGACTGGCCCTTCGCCGGCCACTCGATGTCCGGCATCAGGGTCAGCATTTCGCGGAACACCCAGGGGCCGATGCCCAGGGCCAGTCGGGTGGCGCGGCGGGAAAGCCCGCGCGCGGCCGCGTTGCGAATGAACTGTTCGGTGTTCATGAATGCATCTCCCAGAGCAGTTTCTGTCCTTGGTTGGGCGTTTCCACGCGGGGGCGGCTTGGGCAGTTCCAACTGCCTCCGCCGCGGATGCCCACCAGGTGCCAGCCGCTGGCGCGCAGGCTTGCGCCGGCCTCGCTGGCGAGGATGTAGGTAAGGAGCCTGCGGTAGCCGAGGGCGCGTGTAGCACGCCAGGCTGCGCCGTACAGCTTCGAGCAGCCGTTGCGCGCGCCGTCGGTACAGCAGCGGGTCACCTCGAGCGTCATCCCGTCGTCGAGGTGGCGCGCTACCGGGCGTCCGACGATGGCCACCCCCACGATGCGCCCGCCGGCGGCGAGGCCCAGGCTGAACTTATGGCCCTGGACCGGGCCGTGGTGGCGGTGGTGCTGCTCTACGAACGCATTCGCCTCGGCCAGGGTCAGCGGACACACCTCCAGGCGGCTCATGGCTGGACTTCCTGACGGGAAAGACTGATCGCCGTGGCCAGCGGGCGTACCCACACAGGCAGAGCGTTCAGCGTGAAGGTCTCGCCGGCGTCGGCGAGCATGAGGGTGGTGAGCATCACGTCAGCAATGGCCTTGCCGGCCTTGCGGGGCACTGCGTTGCCGATACGCTCACGCCAGGCGCTGTCGTTGTTCCCGTACATCTGGAATATCTCGCCGTGCCGCTGAAGCAGCCCGGTATCGGGGTCCTTCTGCCAGATGTCCTCAGGGTCGAAGAACGATTGCAGGGCGGCCAGTTCAAGGGTGGTGAAGGGGCGGTGCCAAGTGCCGTCGAGGCTCCTAATCACGCAGCTCATTCGGTCATTCGGCGCAGGCATGCGCGCATCAGCTACAGACCAGCGGCCGTTGTCGTGGCAAGCGCTGGCGGAGACGGCGCCAGTGGAGCCGTTCCAGTCGACTACGCCGTAGTGGCCATTGGTGAAGTAGGCGTCACCCTTCTGCTTGGCGTTGCCCGGGCGCGGATCAGCGATCGAGGGCCAGCCGCCCTGCACCCCCTTGCCGCCACCGGTGATGGTTCCGGCGTGACGGTCCCATCGCACGACCTTGAAGTTGTTGCTGTGACGCGCCCAGTTGGGGCGAGGATCGGCAATGCTGTACGGGCCCTGGCCGGGAGACTTCTGCCCGGTGACCGTCCCTGCGGTATCGCTCCACTCCAGCACTCCGAACTGCTGGCCGTGGTTCCAGCGAGCGGACTGCTCGTAGCGCGGGTCCGCAACGGAGAAGGCGCCGTTGGTGGGGCCGGACCGGCCGGCAATCGTTCCAACGGTGTCCTCCCAGCCGTGCACGCCGAGGAAGCCGGAGTGGTATTCCGGCACAACGATGTAGTCGCGGAGGTAGCCGTCCTCGATCACGTAGTCGTTCAGGCTCCGCCAGTCGCTGCCGGCTTTCACCAAGGCTAGGCGCAACCAGGTTTTCCACTGGCAATTGGGTACCCGGTGCATCGGTCCGGCCAGATCTATGTCGCCGGCGAGCGGCATGCGACCAAGCACATCGCCAACAGGGCGTAGGCGGTACGTCTGAGGTTGGTACAGGAACGCCGGGACTTTATCGACATGCCGGGCTACCAGCAGGAACCGCGGTCGGCTTTGCGCCAAGTTGCCGATTTCGCCGCAGTTGTGGACGGTCTCGGCGACTGCATAGCCGAAGTGGTTCAGGAGCTTCACGATCTGATCGAGCAGGTGGCGACCGCGAGATGCGAGGCGTGGCACGTTCTCGAAGACGATCATAGAGACCGGGTCATCTTTCCAGGCCTCCAACATCAACCACACACAGCGTAGGGTTAGCTCGTTGAGGGCCTGGTAGCGCGGAGTCATGCTCATAGACTCGGCGACAAGGCCAGTGGCACCCTTGCATGGCGAACTGATGAACACCGCATAGGGAAACTCGTTGCCGGCCGCTCGTCGAATGTCTCCCGGCGTCGCTTCGCGCCAGTCGCGCGGCGGTTCTTTGCCATGGAAGCGCATGTATTGATCGCGGGTGAACAGGTCCAGCAGCGTGCCCTTCACGCCGGTCATCATGTGGAAGTCTTCGAGGCCGTCGGGGTCGACATCCACCCCGCCGATGCAGCGCCAGGAACCACGGATATTGCCGAGTACCTGCTTGCTGTCGTTGAAGCCAGCGGATCCAGAGCCCGAGCCGCAGCAGAAACCGAAGTGGGTGTATTCCTTGTTGATCATCATGCTGAGGGTTCCTTTCAAACGAACAGCAGCGGCTGTACCGCGCCGTCGGCGAAGACTTTGTCGAGTGGAGTGGTAGCGATTGGCTCGTCGCCGTCCCAGCCATCCGGCCAGGTGCCGGCGGCGATCAGTTCGCGGATGCGGGCCTCTTCCTCGGCGTTGATCAGGTCGATGCGAGGGCGACCGAGGCGGTCGGCTGCGGCGTTGCATTCGGCCTGGATGGCCAGTACGCGCTCCAGGCCCATCAAGCGGGACTCCAGCAGGATCGGTCCCATGCGCTGGGGGTTCGCGGCGATGCTGCCGTCCTTCAGCCGCTCGATGCCGGCCTTGCGCAGGCGGTGCTGGGGCTCGCGAAGTTCCCGCCATAGCTCTTTCAGGCCGCGCAGCGGCGCCAGGTATGCCCAGTGCGGCATGGCCAGCACGGTTTCCAGCGCCTTCTCCTCGCTGGCCAGCGGACAGCCGGTGCAGCCGGTACGGGCGTTGATCTCTTCGGCTTCGTCGCCGCCGTAGGCATCGGCGATCATCGCGGTGGACCAGTCGCCGAACTCTTCCAGAGGAGCCCAGTGCTTCAGCCACTCCCAGACGTGGCAGACACGCCAGTGCAGGAGCGGGGCGAGGGTGGCGAGCCGGCCCTTCAGGCCCTTTGCCTCGGGCAGGACCTTCTGGTACCAGCCCTGGCCGCACTCGGCGCCGTCCTTACCGCAGGACATCTCGATCCGCTTGTCGCGGATGGCGCTCTCGCCCTGGCGCACGCCGGTGATCATCAGCACATTGCCGTCGAGCGCGGCCAGGCGTTGCTCGAGGGCGGCCTGCATCGGGTCGATCTTGATCTGACGGGTGCACCAGCGCAGCGTGTTGTTGTTCGGTGGGGGAATGCCGCGGCCCAGGATGTAGACCATGAAGCGCTTGTCGAGCGGGGCGCACACCACCTCTACGTGGATGCCGCGGTCCCGCAACTCGTCCATGATCTGGTGCGCCGCGATGGCCAGCGGCGGCAGCTCCTGCCGGGTGTCCGCGTAGAACACGGTAAGCGTCTTCGGCGCTTTGACTCGGCCGGTGTCGATCAGCCAGATCAGCAGCGTCAGGGTGGTTGTGCTGTCCTTGCCGCCTGACCAGGCCACTGCCCAGTGCTCATGGTCGGCGCCGTAGGCCTGCATGCTCTGGATGGTCAGCTCGATGCTCTCGGTCATCTGCAGGCGCTGGGCGCCGGCGGCGAAGATGTCGTTCTGGCGGCTCATACGGAGGCCTCCCCTGGGCGGTTGAAGATGTCGAGTTGCGCCCGGGCGCACTCTTCTTCGCCGTGAGGAAGGGGGGCGGGATGCCCAAGGCAGTAGCCGCGCTCGTCGTGGTGATCGCACGGCGGGACAAGTTCGAAGCCCTGGCTGGCGAGGTGGTGGGCCATCTTCACTACCTCTTCGCCGGGGAGCGGGCGGCCGGTGGCGCGCTCGACGAAAATTCCGTCGAGACGGCGCGGCCGGCGGGCGTGGCCGATCAGGTAACTGATGGCCATGCCGACGTGGAAGGTCTTGGGAGTGGAGGTCAGCATTACGCCACGCCCTCCTGCTTGGTCGGCCGCGCGAACGCCGGGACCTTCGACTTCAGGTTCTCGCCACGCATGGGCATCACCAAGCCGAAGAATTTGTCGATGACCTCCTCATGCAGCACGCGGACGATGATGGAGCTGTGCTCGCCAGTGCGTGCGAGGTGAATCCCGCCGCCCAGGTAGGCGCCCGGATGTAGGGCCTTCACAACATCGCTGAACAGGGCCAGGTAGGCGCCGTTTACCCACGGCTCGCCGACGTCTCTGGTGTCGACCGGGAGAACCTTGCGCCAGTCCGGGAACTTGCCGTCGACCAGTTCGCTGCGCTCGGCCAGGTGCGATTGCGGATCGAACGGCTCAGGAGCCTCTTCAACCTCTTCGCGGCTCGACAGGACAAGGCAGTTCGCACCGATCCAGAGGTGCGCTGGCGGGAGCCCATCCTGCCCGCGAGGTTTGACTAGCGCGGAGAGCATGCGCTTGGTCGTGGTGCCCACCAGAAGGTGGTCGTGGCTGGGATGCATCCAGGCGGTGTCGTCGTGCATCGCCGCCAGGACGTGGCCATTGGTGCCGACGATCACGACGCCGCCCTCGGGATGGCGCTCCAGGTAGAGCGCGTTCAGGTAGTAGCGGACATCATTCTTCGCTGCGCACTGGTGGATGGCGGCGAAGTAGCGGGGTTTCACCCGGGCGAGGTATTCAGCCATGGCTCACCCCCCGTCCGCCCTCGGCGGCAGCGTTCTGCAGTTGGCTCTTGAGCTGGGCGGGGAGGTCGCGGATCAGCAGCATGTCGCGGGACTGGTCGAACTCAACCTTCGAGCCGAGCAGATGGGCTTCGAAGCTGATCGACAGGCCTTCGGTGCGCGCGGTGAAGCGGCGGAAGCGGTTCAGCGTGCGCTTGTCCGCGGGAATTTCCGGAGCCAGGCCGTAGTCCTTGTTGCGGATGTAGTCGTAGAAGGCGCGCGGCTGCGCGTCGTCCAGAAGTTCCGACAGGGCGTCGAGAGTGATCGGCTCGCCGATCCGAGCCTGGTGTGCGGCGTAGGAAACGAGGGTTTCGGTTTTCTCGCGGGCCTGCTCTTCGGGCAGATCCTCGCTTTCCACGTAGTCGCTGAAGGCCTTGAGCAGGGTGCGCGTCTCGCTGGGCGCGTCGACGCCTTCCTGGCAACCGAGGAAGTCGCGGAAGTAGTCCGAGCGCTTCCTGCCGCCCTTGCCCTTCAGGAAGGAGATGTACTGGCGAGAAGCCTTGTTGTTGCGCCACTCCGACAGGTTGATCCGGGCTGCCAGATGCACCTGGCCCAGGTCCAGGTGGCGGGTGGTGACGACCTCCAGGTACTGGTTCACCGAGACGCTTTCGGTCTCCTGCAGCAGCGCGACCACCAGGTACTCCGTCATGCCCTGCTGGTAGTGGCAGAGCAGGACGTGCCCGCCGATGGAGAGGTTGGACTCTTCCATCAGGCTCTTCAGGTGCTCGACCGCCTGGCGGCTGAAGGAGACGAAGTCCTCGCCGCCGTCCAGGTAGCGGGTCAGCCAGCCACTGAACGGGTAGGCGCCGGACTCTTCCTGGAACAGGCCCCAGGCCTTGTTCGGCTTGGCGTTGTAGCTCTCGTTGAAGTCGGCCAGCAGGTTGTCGCCGGCGTCAGTGGCGGGCAGCTCAGCGCTGCGCACATGCAGGATGGCGGGGTTGCCGTCCGGCTTTTTGTCGATCAGGTGGATGATGGCGTGGCGGATAGGCATGGCTGCCTCCTATGTCGGTAAGGTGGTCAGATGCCTTCGGGAACTTCTTCGCCGCCCAGGGCTGCCAGTAATTCGGGGATGAACTGCTGGAAGGTGAGCATCATCAGTACGAAGCTGGCGTCGGCCTGGGCGAACTTGTCCGAGTCCTTGCCGGCGTCGTCCAGCGCCCGCTCCTGCAGCAGGTCGTCGAAGCGGAGGCCGCGGATCACCAGGCCTTCGTCGAGCACGAAGGACAGGTCTTTTTTCCAGGCGAGGGCCAGCTTGGTGACGTTCTTGCCGGAGTCGAGGTGCTGGCGGATCTCGTCGCTGGTCAGGTCCTGGTGCTTGGCGGTGATGCTGCCTTGCTCGTCGGTGTCGCGGAGCAGGGCGCCGTCGCACAGCCAGAAGTCGCCACCTGCGTTGTTTTCCTGGCCGCGCAACCACTCGGTCATGGTGGCGGTCGGCGAGACCTTGGTTGTGATCGGGCGGATGGGGAGGGAGCCCANGGCCTCGCGCAAGGTCGACAGCAGATCCTCGGCGGCCTTCGCCGTGGCGGTGTCGACGATCACCAGGCCATCCTCGGGCATGATGGCGGCGAAGGTGCTCTTGCGGCGGGTGAACGCGCGCGGCAGCAGGGTCTGGACGATCTCGTCCTTCAACTGGTCGCGTTCCTTCTTGTAGACCTTGCGCTGCTGGGTTTCCTCGATCTCCTCGACCTTCTCCTTCAGCGCGTCGTTGACCACGCTGCCGGGCAGGATCTTCTCCTCCTTGCGGCAGCAGATGAGCCAGAATCCGTTCGCCTCGCGCGCCAGTGGTGCGTCACCCTTGCCGACCGGCGGCGCGAATCCGTAGGTGGTCAGTTCATGGGAGGCGCAGGGCCGCGCCGGCTTGCTCGCCAGCGCGCTTTCCAGATCGCTGGCAGTGATGTCGAGGGCCTGGGTCAGGCGGTAGATCAGCAGGTTGCGGAACCACATAGGGATGCTCCTCAGGCGAAGGCCTTGAATTGGGTGAAGGTGATGCCGTTCTCGCGGGCGAGTCGGTCCAGGCGCGCGCAGCCGATGGCCAGCGCGCGGGCGGTTGCGAATCGGGAGAGACCGAGCTTGGCCATGGCGCTCGCGCGCTCGATCAGTTGGTAGTCGTCGCGGGCCAGCGGGCGGCCGCGGTTGCTACTGGGCTTGGAGCCCGGCTGCGACAAGATCATGGATTCCCCGGTCCACTGGCCGGAGGCCAGCGGTCGGGGCTCGATGGGAGAGGTTTCAGGGGCCTGCCCGAGCCCAGCCTCTGCCAGCCTGGCGGCCAGCCACTGGCGATCGGCTTCCTTCGAGGATGGGGTGGGCAGATTCAGTGTTGTCAGGTGGTGCATGGCTGTTCTCCAGGCAGGCGCGACGGGCTAGACCAGCAGCCAGAGGCGGCGGTAGGGATCGTCGAAGGGGATGTCGTCGTCGTAGCTGTCGTAGTCGGCGGCCGGCTGCGGGGCGGGCTGCTGCTGGCGCGGGGGCTGCTGTTGCGGCCGTTGAGCACCACGCTGCTGGGGCTGGCGTTGGGCGCTCTGGCTGGGCGCCGAGCCCAGCAACTGCAGGTTGCCGTTCCTGTCCACCACGACCTCGGTGGTCCAGTGGTCCTGCCCGTCCTGGCCCTGCCATTTGCGGGTGCGAAGGGTCCCCTCGATGTAGGCCTGGGAACCCTTGCGCAGGTACTCTCCGGCGATCTCTGCCAGGCGGCCGAAGAACACCACGCGGTGCCACTCGGTGCGCTCCTGCTGCTGGCCGGTCTGCTTGTCCTTCCAGCTTTCGCTGGTGGCCAAGCTGATGGAGGTGACAGCGTTGCCATTCGGCAGGTAGCGCACCTCTGGGTCCCCGCCGGCATTGCCGACGAGGATGACTTTGTTGACTCCGCGGGCCATGGCTTAGGACTCCAGCACGGCGGTAGCGGCGGCTTCGGCTGGCAGGGTGATGCCCTGCAGGGCGAAGTAGATGCGCGCACAGGCTTCGGCATCCGGAACGGCGCGATGCGCATCGACCAGGTCCTGGTCGAAGAAGTGCTTGTAGGCTTCGCCTAGGGTCGGGACCTTGTTGCGGGGCAGCGCTACGATGCTGCGAGCGTTCTGGGCAGTGCAGTAGCGCGGGCCAGCTTTGTAGTGATCCGCGAAGGTCTTGCCGTGGTAGCGGGAGATGGCGATGCGGATGATCCGGTCGTCGAAGTTTGCACTGTGGGCCACACGGAGGTCGGCGCGGGCGTGGATGGCGAGGAAGCCCTCAAGGGCTTCGGCCTCGCTGATGCCGACGTCCATTGCCATCTCGTGGGTGATGCCGTGGAGCGCGGCGACTTCCGGTGAAATTGCCCAGCCTTCCGGCTTGATGATGGCGCTGAAGCGGTCCAACTCCTTACCTTGGTCGCTGAAGAGGATGGCGGCGACCTCCACCAGATGGGGCTGGTGGGGGGCATCGCTGGGGTCGTTCCAGGCCGGCAGACCAGTGGTTTCGGTGTCGAGTACGTTAGGATTCATAATTTTCTCTCGGCAAAAGGAGCCCCAACCCACGCCGAACAGGTCGGCGCGGTGGGCGGTTTCAGTGGGGGTTAGGCGGCTTTAGCCGTTGCCGGCTTGGCGATCACGCCGGGCAGTTTCAGGGCCTGGCGCTTGTCGTTTGCCAGGGAGTCCAGGGCCGGCTGGTCGATGATCAGCAGGTCCTCGGTGGCGTAGCCCGCGGCAATCGCTGCGATGAGCGCGGACTTGTCGGTGACGCGGGCGATCCATTGGGTGGTCGGTGCCGTCGCAGAGCGAGAGTATCCGGCGGTACGGGCGGGTGCCGGCGCTGCAGGAGCCGGTTCGGGGGTGGTGTCCGGTTCTTGGGCTGCTGCGACTTCTTTCTTCTCGCGCTCGGCCTCAAGGCGGCGTTCTTCTTCTGCCTTGTACTCGGTGATGCGTGCGTTGATCAGCAGCACTAGATCGTCGTTGGCCTTCAGCACCAACTGCTGCGCATCGTTGAACAGGAAGGTGTGGTCGGGTGCCAACTCGCGCAGGCTGGCCAGGTTCTTCTCGATCAGCGTGGCCAGGTTGTCGGCTTCGATCTTCGCCCGGGCCAACTCGCCGTTGGCGCCATCCCGCAAGCCGGTGATCGTCTTCTTGCCCTTGATGGCGGCGACGAAGTCGACGGGGATGACCGGGAGTTGCACGATGATCGGGAACTGCACCTTGCTCAGGCGCTGGTTGATAGCCGCTACATAGTCGCGGAAGTCCTGCTCGGCCTTGCCCTTGATCTTTATCCGAATGGCTTCCTTCTGAGTTTCGACCAGTTTCTTCAGCGTCAGGCGCTTGGTCCGCGTTTCCGCAGCGATCTCGTCGATGGTGCGGAACAACTCGTCGATCGAGGCAGTCTGGCTCAGCGCATGCTGCTTCGCCGCTTCCAGGCGCTCCTCGACGTTCTCGCACCACTTCACGGTCAGCGCCGCGTCGGCGAAGTGCTGGTCGGTGGTCAGGTCGGTGTTGATCTTGGCCAGCACGCCCAGGGCGGTGGCTTTGAACTCGGCCAGGTTGCTGGCCTCGACCATGCCAGTGACCTTGATGTGCAGGGCCGGCAGGTGCTCCGGCGCGCGGCCGACGGCTTCGGCCTTGGGGGCCTCGACTTCGAAGGCATCGAGGTCGGCGGCGAACTGCTCCCAGCCGGCCAACAGGGCTTCAGCGCGGCCGGCGACAGCACGGTATTCCATGTGGACGAAGTTGGTGCGAGTGCCGTCCGAGCAGACGAAGATCACCCGTTGCGCGCCGCTCACCAGCAATTGCTGCTCCAACTGCCAGTAGTAGTGCGGGGCGAGTTCGCCGGCGCGCACCTGGGCGACCAAATCAGCATTCCACAGTTTGTGCTCGAATAGGACGGTCTCGGCCATGTCCATGCCGTCCATGCTCGCCAGCAGGTTGCCTTCGGAGGCGGTGACCGGGTACAGATCCTCGCCGATCATCTCCTCAACGATCAGGCGGGCGGCCGCCTCGGCGGCGTGTCCGCGGTTGAACAGCGCCTGTTGGTGGTGACTGACCTCGGTGGTCAGGCCAGTCTTCTTCTGCTTCAGTAGGTCACTGCGGGACTGGTATTTCGACGCGCCCATCATCGCGGGAGCCTCGGAGGCGGTGAAGTGCTGGGCGCGCAGGGCGTGCCATTCCGGCGAGCCTTGGGTCACGTTGTGGATGATCATGCTTGTACTCCTTCGGTGGCCAGGCCGCGGATCTTCTCGACCTGTTGGGGGGTGAGGGTATTGCCGCTGCTGACGGTGGCGATCACCTGGTCGGCGGTCTTCTTGCCGCTGGTGATGAGCTGCTGCCACTGTGGCAGCATCTTCTCCAGCTTCTCGTCGGGGTACGGTGGCTTGCCGTTGCTTTCCGGCTGCTGCTGTTGCTGCTCCGCCTGTGCGCCCAGCGGGGTGTCGTCATCTCGTTCACCGTTAGCGTCGAGGTCGTCATCGGCAGCAACGTCCAGCAGGGCGGCCTTGGCGTAGCGGCGGAGGTAGGACACGGACGCGCCGTAGTCTTTGATGTCTCGCTTCTCCTGGGGCGGGAGCGGGATTTCATCCTCGATGCAGGCACCGCCGGCGTGGGTCAGGCGCGTGAAAATCGAGGTGCCGGTGGTCGTGGTGCTGCGCCCAATCGACTGCATCGTGCCCAGGCCGTTTTCGCTGAGCGGTTTCCGGGTCTTGCTGTTGATTTCCTCGAGATCGGCGTAGCGGAATTTGTAGGAACCGCGCTGCGCGCCGGTGTTTCTGTCCTTAATGGGAATTTCGACTTCACGGTTCTTGGCGATCGGCTCGAATGCCCCCTGGGCTTTCGCGAACGCCGCATAGAGTTGGGCGACCTGCTCGGGAGTGCCGTAGGTCGCGCGGTAGATCAGGATGGTGTCGTCCATGGTGTCTCCTATGTCAGGCTGCGTTGCGCGAGTTCTTGTTCGCCTCGATCCAGGCAAGGATCTCGGCGAGGGACCAGCCAACAGCCCCGCCGCGCGATGCGGAGTTGCTGAGTTGGATCTGCTGCGGGAAAGCCCCCTGCTTCATCCGGCGGTAGATTGATGCCCGGGAAAGGCCGACCAGCCGCATGACCTCGGGGAGCCGGATGATCGTGTCCGGCGGGGTTGATGTCGGTGTTGTCATCGCTCGGCTCCGGCCGGTTAGCTGTACTGGATGGCGCTGGCGACCAGCACGCTCGCCCAGATGAGAGTCCACACAAGGAAGCCCTTGGCTCGCTGCTTGGCGGTCATGCCGGCACCTCGAAGGTGATGAACCAGACCTGGTCGACACGAACGCAGCGAACCAACTGCTGCGCGGTCATGCCCGCGGCGATGGCGAGGCTGATCGCAGCAGAGCACTGGCGGCCGGTGAACGGCACGAGCTTGGTCTTACGCATGGCGGGCACCTCCCAGAAGTTGTTCCATCTGCTGCAGGCCGCGAGAGACCAGTTGCTGGCGCCGCTCGGCTGCGCTTTCGCCCGGCTGCATCGGTAGGGCGACGAACAAGCTGCGGGCCTGATCCTGGTGTGCGCTGCGGGCGGCCGTGCCGTCGATCTCGTCCGCCTGTTGCTCCAGCGCGGAGGCCTGCGCCAGTTCTTCACGCGCATCGCTCAGGCGCTCGGCGTGCTGGGCTGCGAGGCGAATGTCGCGGGCGCGCTTGCGCAGATTTCCGGCTTCCTCGGCGACCTTGAGCTGCGCGAGGTAGCGGTCGTAGTCGGCGGTGCTCATGTCGTCGATGGCATAGGCCATCTCGATCAGCCCGCTGGCGAACTGGTAGTCGGCGTAGGGGAAGCCCGAGGTGCGGGTCTTCTCGATGTACCGCTCGATCAGGTCGATAGCAGCCTGCTTAGCCATGGCGAACACCCCCTTGGGTACCTTCCAGTTGCAGGACGCGGATGCGACGCTCGACTTCCTGGACGGCGAACTGGGGGAGGCAGGCCTGGACGTGCTTGCTCAGGTCCAGCAGGGCCTGGTCGAGCAGCTTCCAGTCGTCGTTGACAGTGGCCAGGCACAGCGCGTAGGTGATGTCGTTCGGGATGCTGGCGGCGCAGTGCGCAGCGAATCCGTTGGTGGCTTCGCTGCCCTGCTGGACTTCGTTCAGCACCAGCTTCTGCTGGACGTCCATGGCGCGCTGGCGGAGACCGTCGCGGCCTGCAGGGTGGGTTATCACGGTGGCTTTCATGTTGCTGCCTCACTCTAAATTCTGCGGAAATTGCAGATTCATGGTCTGCATTATTCGCAGAAAAATAATTGCGTCAAGTGCAGAACTTGAAAAAATTTGCGCGCAGAAAAAAGCCCGCGCAGGGCGGGCTTCGAGGAATCAGGGTTGAGGGGCTAGATCAGCGACTCGTGCTTGGCGATCGCCACGCCGCAGAAAGTCGCGTGGTCGTCGACGTGGATGATCGGCTCAGGCCAGGCAGGGTTCAGGGCCTTCAGGTACATCTGGCTGCCTTCGATGATGAGCTGTTTGAAGGTCGCCTCCTGGGAACCTTCGAGCTTCACCACGACGAAGGAGCGGTGCGCTGCCGGTACGTCAGGATCGACGAAGATGATGTCGTCCTCACGGAAGGACCGGCGCTCGTGCGGGTTGTACATCGACTCGCCGCGGATGCGCAGCGCAAAGGTGCGCGGGCCATGGGCTACGGGGCACGGCAGCATCATCTCCGCGTCGCCTACAGCGTATATGTCCGACACTTCGTTCCAGCATCCTGCCTGCACCCAGGAAATCAAAGGGATGAGGCCCTTGATCTCTGGCCCGGGCGCCAGGTTGTCGCCAAGCATTCCAGGCGCCTGAACGGATACGGAGATGTCCAGGACCTTCATGATCCTGTCCATAAGCTCGCGGTTGACCGTCTGAAGGTCGCGCTCCAGTCGAGATAGGTTGCCAGTGTCGGTACCTACCTCGTGGGCCAGCTTCTCCAGGGTCAGCTTCTTCGCTTTGCGAGCAGCTCTGATCGTTGCGCCGATTTTCATGCCATCCATTGTCCGAACCGTCTGCGTCATTCGCAAAGCGTGATTCGCAGAATTTACTTGCTATAAATCTGCGAGATTCGCAGAATATTTTTAGGAGAACCCACCAACGAGGCTTTGTGATGACTCCGTTGAAGAGAGCCAGGACCCGGAAAGGGCTGCGCCTGGCAGACGTGATCGACCGCCTGCGCGGGATCGGTTGCGTGATCGACACCGGCAACCTGTCCCGGATCGAGAACGGTAAACAGCAGGCATCGACATCCCTGGCGGAGAAGTTGTGCCAGGTATTCGAAGGGGAGTTGACCGAACTCCACATCCTGTACCCCGAGCGGTTCACCGAAAAGCCCCCGGGGAAGGCCGTTGCATAGGAAAAGACCATGAACAAAGCACCCGCGAGCGATGCGAAGGAAAACTTGATCAAGGCCAGGTTCGACGACGAAGTCTACGAACAGATCCTGGCCCAGTGCCGCCGGCTGAAGCTGCGCCGCGCCGTCCTGGTCCGGCAGATCGTCCAGGCCTGGCTGGAAAGCCAGCCGACTGGCCTGCGGGCACAGATTACGCCAGTTCGGAAAGCCGCTTGAAGGCCCTAAGGAGGCCCTAATGGGGATGACAACACCGCGCCCGCCGGTCGATGAGCGGGAGGAGTTGGTGCGCGAGGCGATCAACGGTATGCCGGAGGATCAGTTGCTTCGACTGCAAGAGTACGCGCACCGCCAGGGAGTAACCGTTGAGGAGGCCGTAGTGCTGGCCGTGCGTCAGCAGTTGGCCCGCCAGGCGGGTGGCTGATGGATTGGTTGCGATGGTGGCACGGAACGGTCACCGATCCGAAGTTCCAGCGCGTCGCCCGCATGGCCGGCGCCTCGACCGGTGAGGTGATTGCAGTGTGGGCGTGCCTGCTGGAGCGAGCCAGTTCGGTGACGACTGGTGACGCACCTGTGACGTCACGCGGTGACGCTGAGACGCGCGGTTCCGTTGCAGGTTTCGACTGTGACGACCACGACGTGCTGCTGGGGTTTGAGGACGGCACAACCGCGAAAATTTTTGCAGCGCTGGAGGATCGCGGGCTGCTGATGGAGGGCCGAATCGCTCGCTGGGAGGAGCGGCAGCCAGTTCGCGTCGACTCCAGCAAAGAGCGCACCAGGGCTTGGCGTGAGCGGAAAAAGGCCCAGCAGGACGCCCCGGCGGTGACGCCCGGTGACGGTCATGTGACGAAGGGTGACGCCCTAGATACAGATACAGAGGGAGATAAGAAAGAACCCCCCTTTGTCCCCCCTGAGGGGGGAAAGGCCTCGAAGCCAAAGGCGACGCCCGAGCGATCAAAGCCGAAGCGCGTGCTGCCAGATCCGTTCCTGGTTTCCACGGAGTTGCTGCAGTGGGCGAAGGAGCGTGTGCCGCTTGTGAACACCGACCTCGAGACCGAGCGGTTCGTCAATTACTGGAAAGCCGAAGGCAAGGCCAAGGCTGATTGGCCGGCTACATGGCGCAACTGGATGCTCAAGGTGCAGGGGGACATGGAGAAACGCTCTCCAGCCTCCGCAGCGAGGCCAGCCGGCGCCCACGGAGGTTTCAATGAACGCGACTACGAAAAGGGCATCGGCAATGACGGGCGGTTCTAAGACCGAGATTCGCCAGTGCCCAATCCACGGCGAGTACATCGCGCGTTGGTTTCGCATTCGCCGCCGACCGCCAGCGCCGTCGGACCTGGAGGGCTGGACCGAGTGCCCCATCTGTGCGCTTGAAGCTGGGCAGCGGGTGAGTGCCCAGGCCCAGGCTGAGTTGGCTCAGGAGCGGCAGCAGTCGTCGATGCGGCAACTGGAGCGACGCCTCGCCGGCTCGTTGATCCCGCAGCGGTTTCTCGGCAAGACGTTTGAGAACTATCGGGTGGAGCACGAGGGCCAGCGTGAGGCCCTGCTGGACCTTCAGGCATACGCCGACGATTTCGCCGATGTGCTGGCCCAGGGGCGATGCCTATTGCTGGTCGGCAGGACTGGTACCGGCAAGACGCATCTGTCCTGTGCCGTGGCCAACAGCATCGTGCGCCGTGGCTACACGGCACTGTTCCGCACTGTGCAGGAGGTGATCCGGCATGTGCGCAGTTCCTGGGGCCCCGGGGGGCGCCCGGAGGAAGAGGCGATCGCCGAACTGGTGGCGCCCGACCTGCTGATCCTCGACGAAGTGGGGGTCCAGTACGGGAAGGAGGCTGAACTGGTGACTTTGTTCGACGTGATGAACGCCCGCTACAGCGCCTGCAAGCCAAGCATCGTACTGAGCAATCTGACCCTGGAGGAGATCGAGGTTTTCCTTGGGCAGCGGGTTATGGACCGACTGCGCGAGAACGGCGGTCGGGCAGTGAGCTTCAACTGGGAATCGGAGAGGGCAAAGCGATGAGCGCGAAGTTAACTGCAGCAGCAAGGGCCTCTGACGAGACACCGGAAGCCAAGGCGAAGCGGAAGAGACGAGCCGCGCGCCCGGTCTACATGACATGGCGTCGAATGGTCGACCCGGACACTGGCGAAGAGCGCCTGGCGCTGGTCGCCGAGAGCGGGATAGATCGCTTCCTCCTCAAGGAGCGCGGCTACCACCGAGGTGACCAGATGCGCGTGGAGTTGAAGAAGCCCCGAAATTACAAATTCCACTGCCTGGTGCACCAACTGGGTGTGCTGGTCAGCCGCAACATCGACGTCTTCGCCGGGATGGACGCCCACAGCGTCATCAAGCGCCTGCAGGGCGAAGCCGGGGTGTGCTGCACCGTCGAGCAATTCGATATCCCAGACCTGGGCCGGGTGACACGCAGCATCCCGGAAAGCCTCGCTTTCGACGAGATGCCGGAGGAACGTTTCCGCGAGTTCTGGAAAGGCCTCGGCCAGTACTTGATCGCCAAGTACTGGCCCTCGCTCACCGAGGAGCGCATCGACGAGATGGTCGGGCTGATGCCGGCGGAGGGGGGGTGATGGGCAAGATCGTCTCGAAGGCCGTCCGGGATTCTGCCCGCGACGAGCAGTGCACGGTGAACATCGCCGGAGTCTGCAGCTACCGCACCGACACCACGGTGTTCGCCCATCTACCGGACGAGAGTAAGGGCATGGGCACCAAGGCCGACGACCTGAGTGGCTGCTACGCCTGCATGGCCTGCCACGACGTGCTCGATGGCCGCCGTCGACATTCGCTGAGCGCCGAGGAGCGCGAGTGGTACATGCGGCGCGCAATGGTGCGCACCTGGCGCCGCTTGCTGGAGAAGAAAATCATCACCATCAAGGGAGTAGCGGCATGAGTAAGTTTAAGCCTGGAGACCTGGCCATGATCGTTGCATGCCGGCTGCCCGACCTGATCGGGAAGACCGTAGAGCTGGTTCTACCCGTATGCCCGGGCGAGGAGGCTGGCCATGGCGGCAGGAAGTGGATGAACACGAGCAGTCACCTAGGCTGGGTCGTCGCGGGAGAGGGGCTCTACGTTCTGACTGTGAGCGGCCGCGTGGAGCTTGACCGGTTCACGTTGATGCCCGAGCACAAGCTAATGCCCCTCGGCGGCGATCTTCTGCCAGAGAAACGGCGGAGCAGGGAGGTGGTGGCGTGATCATCGGCATCGATCCCGGCCTAAGCGGCTGCATTGTCCTGCTCGGCCCGAAGAACACCTACCTACGCCACCTGCACATGCCGACCATGAAGGTGGGTAGCAAGAACCGCGTCAACGGCGCTGCCGTTGCGGCATTCCTGAGCGCGCAGCAGGTGCACCATGCATACCTGGAGCAGGTAGGTGCCATGCCGGGTGGTGGTGAGCGCACCATGGGCGCCGCATCGGCCTTCAGCTTCGGGCATGGCGCCGGCGTCGTTGAGGGGCTGCTGCAGGGCCTGGGTATTCCCTACACCCTGGTGCCGCCGCAGACCTGGAAGAAACGCGCCGCGCTGCAGGGCCAGGACAAGGACGCCGCGCGTGCTCGCGCCATCCAGCTCTATCCGGGCGTGCGAGACCTTGATCTGAAGGCGAAGGGCCAGGCCCTGGCTGACGCCATGCTTATCGCGCGCTTTGGCGCGACGTCGTGAGGAGGGGAGATGGGCAATAACGATGCGTTCTGCTCCCGGCACGCTGATGTGCCGATCACGGTGCGGCTGGATGGTTTGCCGCCAATGACGCTGGTGCGCACGGCCGGGCAGTGGGCCGTCATCGTGGGGGTGAAGTGGGAGACGGTGAAGAAGCGGCGGCAGCGGGGTGACACCTGGCTCAGCGCGTTGAAGCCCGGCCGCCGCAAGAGGACGTTCAATCGCCGGCGCTGGTGATCACTCGCCGGTCCAGACGTGCAGCACGCCATCCAGGTCGTCGGCATGGCGGGCCTTCAGCTCGCCCAGCAGGGACTCCAGCCGCTCGATGGCTTCCAGCGATACCCTGCCGCCAAGGACGGCGTCATCCCCGCTGCTGCCCAGGTTGATCACCAGCAGCGACTCGGTTCCTTTCCCTTCCATGGCCGTGCTGATCGTGTCCATGGCCTCGGTGACAGCCAGGTACTGGTCGTCGCTCTGCTTCAGGTTGTTGTTCATCTCGTTGCCCCTGTTCGTTGGTTGGAGCGCCCGACGTTATGTCCCTGAACTGCGGCTGGTAAGCGTTGCCGGCCTCCGGGTGGGGACATAGCGTCCCGCGCCATGGGAGCCACTGGCCAATCGGGCCGCCTACCGACAGGGATTCGATATGAGCGACAAGGTGATGAGTGCAACCAGCTACGCAGGGGCGGCGGCGGCCGCGGTGAGCGCGCTGACGCTGACGGACATCGGCATCATCGTGGGTATCGTCACCGCGCTGCTGACCTTCGCCGCCAACATGATCTACCTGCACCGGAAGGATCGCCGAGAGCAGCGCCTGCTCGAGTTGGAGGCGGCGCGCCTGTGCCGTGTGCGCGACCTCACCGGTGAACCCGGCTGCTTCCCGGCAGAGACCGAGTAAGTCATGGCCAGCCGGAAGTATCTCAGCGCTGCCGTGCTGGCCCTGATCGCCGCCAGCGCCAGCGCGCCCGCGATCATGGACCAGTTCATCCGGGAGAAGGAAGGCGAGTCGCTGAAGGCGTACCAAGACGGGGCCCGTGTCTGGACTATCTGCAACGGCAAGACGGCAGGGGTTACCCGTTCCACCACCATGACCAAGGCCGAGTGCGACGCCTGGCGCCGGACCGAGATTGGCCAGCGGCTGGAGTTCGTGCACTCGATCATCACCGTGCGCATGAGCGAACCCGCCTGGGCCGGCGTCGGCAGTTGGTGCTTCAACGTCGGGAACAAGGCCTGCGCGGGCTCCACCGCGGTGCGCCTGCTGAACGCCGGCAATCAGCCGGCCGGATGCCGCGCGATGCTGTCCTGGCGCTTCATCACCCGCGACGGGAAGAAGGTCGACTGTTCCACCCCTCAACCTTACTGCAGCGGCGTCTGGGAGCGCCGGCAGGGCGAAGCGGAGCTGTGCAGCCTATGACCATCGAACCGTGGCGCCTGGGCGCCTATCTCCTCATCGCCGTGCTGTCCCTCGCCACCGGCTGGCAGACGCGCGGCTGGAAGGAGGGCAGCGACGCAGCCATCCGCCTGCAGGCCGAGCAGGATCGTCAGGCCCTGGCCCGCAGCGTCGTCGCCCAGGTCGCCGAGAGCACCAACAAGGCGATCGCAGGCATCCAAGTCACCAACACCACCATCTACCAGAAAACCCGCCAGGAGATCGTCCGTGAACCGATGGATCCTGCTTGCCGCCTGCCTGCTGGCTGGATGCGCAACATCAACGCCGCCCGCGCCGGCGAACTTCGACCAGAGCCTGCTGCAGCCGTGTCCGGATCTGCAGCCGGTGCCGGTCGCTGACGACGGCACCGGCGATCCCGCCGAACTCACCCTGGCCGATGTCGCGATGTCGGGCCAGTACCTGGAGTGCCGGCGCCGCCACCAGGGGCTCATCGAGGCCGTGAAGGCGCAGACCAACCACTGACCGTTCAAGGGGGCAGACCGTGAACGACAATCCATTCGAGCCCGGCGATTTCCGGGTATTGGTGTCCCAGGCCCGCTGGAACTCCGGCATCGTCATCCGCCGTGGCGAATATCCCGATCAGAACGTGGATGTAGCGCGAGATCTGGCCCAGCAGCGCGCCAGGCGCTGGTTGGCTGAAGAGTTGGCCAAGGCCACCGAGCCCATGATCGGCAAGGTGATGGACGTCAAAACGAAGAGGCTGGGCCTGCTGGGCTCCCCAGAAATCAGCTTCGAGGCATCGCTCTACCTGTTCACCGAGCAGGCCCTGCTCGAGCTTGTCCGGGCGATCCGGCACGACGAGCAACAGAAGGCCCAGGGGCTGCTCAATCTCGAAGTGCCGCTCGACGCGGAACTGCAGGCGTTGCGTTCCGCCCCGTCACAGATCATCGGTGACGCACGTGACCGCGTCACCGAACGTCACCGCGCCTTGCTCGGCGTCACCGCGTCACCGGAGATCTGACATGTCCAAGCGCAAGACCTACCTGCCGCGCGAGCTGCGCGCCGGTTGCACCGTGTTCATCGTGACCTCACGCCGTGACGGCCTGGGCCGCACCCACTACCAGGTGGCCACCCACCTGATCGCCGGCAAGGGCGAGTCGCAGCCGGAGTCGATGGGGCGCCACCCGTACCGCATGCACCCGGCGATGGCGCGCTGGGCCGAGTCCCGCACCGACCTGTGGAAGACGCGCCGCGCCGCCCAGCGCGAAGCCGATCGCCGCCAGGCCCATGAGGTCGCCGCATTCCTCGGGAGGCCCCTATGAGCAAGCCAGCCCCCCAGGTCCTGGGCGTCCAGGGCTTCTCCGCCGGCGGCATGATGGGGGAAGGCGAGCCAGCCCCGGCCCCTGCAGGCGCCCCGGAACTCGACGAACTGGCCAAGGTGCGCAACCGCATGCGTGCCCGGCTGGCCGGGATGAGCAACACCTACATCAAGCGCCGCGGCCTGGCGCTGACTATCGACGGGGAGGTCACCGTCGCGCAATTGGAGGCGCTGCTGTTCATGATGACCGATAGCGAGGAGTGGAGTTCGTGAGCAGTAAGAAGGCCATCGACTGGGAAGCGATCGAGCGTGACTACCGCGTGGGCCAGCTATCGCTGCGTGCCCTTGCCACCAAACACGGCACCACCGCGGGCGCCATCTCCAAGAAGGCGAGCGCTGGCAACTGGGTGAAGGACGCCAGCCAAGAGGTGCGAGAGCGCACCAGGGCTGCACTGCTGACTGAGCCGCGCAAGGAAAAGGCCTGCAAGGAAACAGGTGACGGAAACACTGTTTCCAGCGAAGGAAACGCCCCCACGCAGGGAGACATCGAAGTCGCGGTGCAGACCAACCTGCAGGTGATCACCCGGCACCGGCGTGACATCGCCAAGGGCCACGGCCTGGTCAACCTGCTGTTCCAGCAACTGGAGCAGGCGGCGACCGCGAGGGACGAATTGGAGGAGGCCATCATCGAGGAGACGGCCAGCGACGAGAACAACCAGCGCCGCAACCGGATGCTGAAGGCGCTGAGCCTGCCCACGCACGCCGGCGTGCTGCGCGACCTGTCCACCGCGCTGAAGAACCTGGTTCCGCTGGAGCGCCAGGCCTACAACTTGGACGACGTGAACACCGAGGAGACTTACGAGGAGCGACTTGCGCGCCTACTCAATGAGTCATAGTTCGGACAGTTTCGCTATCACGGCATCGTTGAGTATTTGGCCTGAATGAATGTGGTGCAGGTTGTTCAGGCGCTCCAGTTCCGCGAAGTGGCGTCTAGTCGCGTTGGCATTGATGATGTATTGCTGTCTGTAGTCCACCAGCAGGAAGCGATCGTGGGGGGATGCCGTGGTGTGGATTAGTCGGCTCTCCGTGGTGGTCTCAATTCTGAAGTCGCAGGGCGATTGATCGCTGTTGATTTCTGTGAGGCGAACAAAATACTCGGCAGTCGCGACTCGGTTGAGGATGAACTCTTGTCCTTCAACGAGGCCAATTAACTTGTAGTCCCCTGAGCTTTCGTTGTGGCTGATCATGATGATGTTCCCATCGGCATGACTCCTCCCAACAATTAGCCCGCCGTTGCGTCCATCTACGATCCAGCCAGCCAGGAGCAGTGGCACGAATTCGTCTGCGGTGATGAGAGTTGGGAGTGCGTCCATTTCTGTCCTCAATTCGTTGGGCCGCGGGATAGTGGTGCGCGAGAAGTATGCGCTAGCGGAGCCACGTGCGGGCGTTCTTGTGGCTATTGGACGCCTCCAGCCGGGGACATAGCGTCGCCCCTGTCTTCCATCAACGACAGGGGCAGCATCATGATCAAACCCACCGTAGGCCGCGTTCTCTGGTTCTGGCCGTCTCCCGAAGACCGTTGTGCGCGCATTGAAGGTCAGCCGCTGGCCGCGATCGTCGCGCATGCCTGGAGCGATACCTGCGTCAACCTCGCCTTCTTCGACGCCAATGGCGTCCACCGCCACAAGACCAGCGTACTGCTGGTGCAGGAAGGGGCGCAGCGCCCGGCCGCCGGCTTCGCCGAATGGATTCCGTACCAGAAGGGCCAGGCAGCGAAGACCGAGGCAATACAGCGCGAGGCAGTAGATGCGCTGCTGCAGGTGCGCGCCCCGATCCTCGATCAGATCACCGAACTGTGCTGGGCCATCGAGAAGTGCGGCGCCTCGCCCGAGCTGACCGACGCGGTGACCAAGGCCAGCGCGTTGCGCGAGCCGATCAGTGAGCTGGTTCGCCAGGCGCTGGTGCTGGGCATCGGTGAGGGTATCGTGGGCGTCAGCTACTCCAGCAACGCGCCGAAGCACTGCGACCGTTGCCTGCGTCCTGTGGCGCATTGCGATGGTCACGAGGACCAGTCCGAGCCGCCCGAACATGGCGTGACGGGTGGCAGCGCGTCGCAACAGCCGTCACATGTTGCTGGTGACGTCACCGTGACGTCACGGGCTGTAACCGACGCGTCGCTCGCTCCTGCGGTCTCCTTGCTGCTGGCTAGCGCCGACTGCTGCGACACCAACGCTGCGGCGCGTGACGACAGCGAGCAGGCCGAGCAGGACCGTGTCAACGCCGCCAGCTACCGTCTGGCCGCCAGCCTGCTGCTGGCCTGACGTATGGCAGGTGATCCGCGCAAGGCCAAGACGCTCGACGAGGCCGCGCTCAACCCGGACGGCAAGACCTGGAACGGCTACCGCCTGCTGTCGTGGCTGTCCGAGGCCTTGCACCCGGGCGCCGGCCTGAGCGAGGAGGAGGTGCGCAAGATCGACCAGCAGGTGCACGAGAAGAGGGTGCGCCGCTGATGATCCGCTGGGAGGCGAGCAGCAGCGGGATGCTGGTGGTGGTTAAAGCCGACCTGGTGGGCGTGCCGTTCTCGTTGAGCCGGTGCGGCCCCAGAGAGGCGCTGCCTCAGATCATCCAGTCCATGACCGAGGATCTGGACCGCATGCGCCGCCAACTGGGTGGCGAGGCCGTTGACTGGCCTCTGCCGCCGCGCACCGCCGAGCTGAACACGCTGCAGGAGGGCTGCCCGGGATGTCAGTAGCCGATCAGCAGCTGTCCCGCCTCATCAGCGACGATCGCCTGTACTGCGAGCGCAACCTGAAGATTCGCACCAAGGACGGCGAGATCCGGCCGTTTGTGTGGAACGACGCCCAGGTAATCCTGCACGAGAAGCTGGAGGGCCAGCTTTCGCTGCGCGGCTGGATTCGCGCCATCGTGCTGAAGGGCCGCCAGCAGGGGATCAGCACCTACGTCGCGGCGCGCTTCTACAAGCGCACCAGCATGGGCATGGGCAAGCGGACGATGATCCTGACGCACCTGGATGCCGCCACCCAGAACCTGTTCGGCATCGTGAAGACGTTCTACGAACTGAGCGCCGACGTCCTGCGGCCGAGGCTGAAGGCGAATAGCGGCACCGAGATGTCATTCTCCAAGCTCAGGAGCGGCTACAGGGTTGCTACAGCGGGCTCAAAGCACGCCGGCCGGTCGGACACCGTCCAGTACATGCACGGCTCCGAGGTGGCGTTCTGGCCCAACGCCGTGCAGATCATGGCGGGCCTGGGCCAGACGGTGCCGATGATCCCCGGCAGCGAGATGATCCTCGAGTCGACCGCCAACGGCCTGACTAACCTGTTCCGCCGGCTATGGGTGTTGGCGGTGGCCGGCAAGTCCGACTTCATGCCGGTGTTCATCCCTTGGTTCGTGCAGCGCGAGTACCGCCGCGAGGTGCCGCCCGACTTCGAGATGGACGAGGACGAGGTCGAGTACATGGAGGCCTACGGCCTCGACCTCGAGCAGATGGCCTGGCGCCGGGCGAAGATCGATACCGACTTCGCGGGCGACGTCGACTGGTTCAACCAGGAATACCCGGCCACGCCTGACCTGGCGTTCCAGAAGGTCGGGCACAAGCCGCTGGTGCAGACCGTCAAGGTCTCGCTGGCGCGCAAGCGCAACATCGCGCACATGACCAGGATCGGCGCCCACGTCATCGGCGTCGACGTGGCGCGATTCGGTGACGACGACAGCGCCATCATCCACCGCCAGGGCCGTGTCGCTTGGGGGCTGGAGAAGATGTCGGGCCTCGACACAATGGCCCTGGCCGGGCGTGTCGCCAAGATGCTCGACGACGACAAGACCATCCGCATGGCCTTCATCGACGTGACCGGAGGCCTGGGCGCCGGCGTGTACGACCGCCTGGTGGAGCTGAAGTACGGCCGGCGTGTCACCGCGGTGACCTTCAGCGCCAGGGCTAACGACGAGCGCAAGTACGTGAACAAGCGCTCCGAGATGTGGGGGGACATGGCCGAGTGGCTGCACGACCCCATCACCCCATCGATCCCCGACGACGACAGCCTGCACGCCGACCTGACGGCGCCGAGCTACAGCTATACGTCCAACAGCCAGATCAAGCTGGCCAGCAAGGAAAAGATCAAGGAGGAACTGGGCAAGTCGCCCGACGCCGGCGACGCCCTGGCCCTCACCTTCGCCGAGGCGATCGCCGCGGATGACATCCACACCGAAGACTGGCGCAAGAGGCTGGCCAAGAAGCGGTCCCGTAAAACAGCAATGAGTTCATGACCATGACCGACCCGGTAGCAGAGCGGACCTGGCGCCGCTACGAGTACGCCAAGCAGCGTGGCCACATCGACTACACCCAGACCGCCTGGATGAACGAGGGCATGTACGTCGGCGGCGGCCGGCAGTGGTCGCCTGAGGACCGGGAGGTATTGGCTGAGGAGGGGCGCCCGGCCTTCGAGTTCAACCAGATCATGCCCAAGATCAACACGGCTTTGGGCTACCAGATCGCCAACCGAATGGACATCGGGTATCGCCCGCGCCGAGGTGAGGCGAGCCAGGAACTGGCCACCACGCTGTCGAAGGTGGCCATGCAGATCGCCGACAACAACAAGCTGCACTGGCTGGAGTCGCAGGTGTTCGGCGACGGGCTGATTCAGCAACGCGGCTACTTCGAGATATACATCAGCTACGAGGACACGTTGCTGGGCGAGGTCAAGGTCAAGGTCCTCGACCCGCTGGATGTTATCCCCGACCCGGACGCGAAGAGCTACGACCCTGACGACTGGGGCGACGTGATCATCACGAAATGGCTCACGCTCGACGAGATCGAGGCCCTGTACGGAACCGAGGCGCGCAACGAGGTCGAGGAATCGAAGGCGGGCGCCGATACCGACTTCGGCGACGACGATGATGCGACGCCGCGCAATCGCTTCGGCGACTCCAACACCGCATTCACCGACCTGGGCAGCGAGACGGATGTCGACGGGGTGACGCGATACCGTGTCATCGACCGCCAGTACTGGGAGATGAGCCAGGCCGACGTGCTGATCACTATCACGGGCGACATCCGGGTGATCGCCGGTATGAACGAGGCGCGCGTTGAGGCGATGAAGCGCGACGGCGCTATCCAGACGAAGCGCCGGGTGCGCCGAGTCAAGTGGGTGGTGTGCACCCGCAGTGTGGTGCTGCACGACGACTGGTCGCCGTTCCTGCACTTCACCGTGGTGCCGTTCTTCCCCATCTTCCGCCGGGGCCTCACTCGCGGCTTGGTCGACAACGCGATCGGCCCGCAGCAGATGCTCAATAAGTCGCTGAGTCAGTTCGTGCACATTATCAGCACCACGGCAAACAGCGGCTGGATCTCGTGGGCGGACACTCTGGAGAACATGGATGAGGAGGAGTTGGAGGAGCGCGGCGCCGAGACCGGGCTGAATATCGTGCTGCGGAGCGGCACGCCGGTGGAGAAACGGCCGCAGAAGATCACGCCCAACCAGGTGCCGACTGGGCTCGACCGAATCGTCGACCGCTCGGCCTTGCTGCTGGAGCAGGCAACTGGCATCAACGAGTCGATGTCCGGCGCCAGTGGTCCGGAGGTCTCCGGCATCGCCATCCAGTCCAAGCAGTTCGCCGCGCAGCAGCAACTGGCCCTGCCGCTGGACAACCTGGCGCGCACCAGGGCGATGGTCGGCCAGCGCATCCTCGAGTTGGTGCAGGCTTTCTACGACGACCCGCGCATCCTCCGTATCAGCAAGACGGACGAGCGTGGCCAGGAGCAGACCGAGGACCTGCCCATCAACTACCCGTCGGAAGACGGCGTGCTCAACGACCTGACGCTGGGCGAGTACGACGTGGTGATCACTGAGGTGCCGCAGCAGATTACCTTCGAGAACAGCCAGTTCATGCAGATCATGGAGATGATCGAGAAGGGCGCGCCGATCCCGTGGCCCTTCGTGATCCGCTACTCCAACCTGGCTCAGAAGCAGGAAATCATCGAGGCGCTGGAGAAGCAGCAGCAGGCGCAGCCGGACCCGCTCAACGAGGCGCGCATCGCACTGCTCAAGGCCCAGGCCGTCAAGACCAACAACGAGGCGGTCAACAAGGCCGTCGAGTCGCTGTACAGCGCGATCCAGACCGCCGGGCCCATCACCCTCAACCCCGCCATCGCACCGCTGGCCGACACCCTGCTCAAGTCCGCCGGGTTCGAGGATCAGGACGCGGCGCCGATCGTGCCGGAGGCCTCGGCCGGCCCGGGCATCACCGCGCCCGTTGCGCCGAATAACACCAATCCCCTGACGCCGGCGAATCCCGGTGTCGGCCTCACCGCTGGTATCGAAACCCCAACCATAGAAGGAGTTCCCCAATGAAAACCAGGGACATAGCGTCCGCAGATGATTGGCATATCGAGTCGGACCTCTCGACGATGTTGGAGGCCAAGAAGATCGCCAAGGATCCGAAACGCATGGCAGCCGTCCGCAAGCTCGCAGCGAAGAAGCAGGCGGATCTGCAGGCGCTCTCGGAGAAGAGCAAGCAATCCTAGGGGGCACCCATGAACCACCCGATCAACACCAAGTTCGCCAGCGAAGACCTGGCGTTGGCGCTTCGCACCGGCGTGCTGGTGAGCGAGTACGACGAGCCTGACCCGGAACTGCTCGGCGGCGTCGAGGAAGAGGAGGAAGAGGAGGAGATCCTCGATCTGGGCGACGACGATCCGGACGCCGACCCGGATGATCTGGACCGCGGCGACGACGTGGACCCGGACCTGGGCGACGATGCCTCGGATGATGATTCCGATGCTGATCCGGAAGGTGATCCGGAGGACATCGATCCGGAAGACCTGGCCGACCTGGCGGGCAATGGCAAAGCCAAGATGGTGCCGCATGCTCGTTTCAACGAGGTCAACGAGACCTTGAAGTCCGAGCGTGCCGCTCGCCTGGCGCTGGAGGAGGAGTTGGCCCGCACCCGCGGCCAGGTTCCGCCGAAGCAAGAGCAGCCGAACGATGGGCCGAAGCCTTATGACTTCGACGCCGCTGAGGACCGATACAACGACGCGATCATGAGCGGCGAGACGGATAAGGCCAAGGCCATTCGGCGTGAGATCCGCCAGGAAGAACAGAAGCAGTTCGAGCGCGCCGCTGAGGAGAAGGCGGCTGCCACCTACGATGCTCGCCGGCAGCAGGACGAGAAGAAGGCCGCCGAGCGCGCCCTGCAGGACGTCGCGAAGCAGGCCTACGAAGACTACCCGTTCCTGAACGACCAGGGCGAAGCGCCCAACGAGGACGCCATCGAGATGGTGGTGGCTGTTCGCGACGCCAACATGCGCAAGGGTATGGACGCTGCCGATGCCCTGCGCAAGGCCGTGGCCAAGGTCGGGCCGATGTTCTCGGAGAAGAAGCCGGCGAAGGATGACGACCCTGAGAAACGCTCTGCGCGTGAGAGGGTGATCCAGCGCAACCTGGAGCGCGAGAGGCAGATTCCCCCGCGCGGTCAGGGCCTGGGCGAGCGTAGCCGCGTCATCGACTACAGCAAGCTCTCCGAGGAGGAGTTCGATGCTCTACCCGATACCGAGAAGCGCCGCGCCCGTGGTGACTTCCTTGGTTGACCGTTCCTAGACGGGGACATATCCATGCACCACAGCAGCGGGCCGCCATCGGCGGCCTCTGCTGATCCACCTGCGGCCTTGGCCGCTCGCTCGCCGAGTCACGGCGTTCTCGCCGGCGGGGCGTAAAGCTGCACTGCGTATCGGGAGCGCAATCCAAGTCCCGTTCTCGCCCGGGTACGGCGACACGACCCAGCACAACTGACACCAATTCGACGAAGGAGACAGCCATGGCTGTTACCAACTTCGCGCGGCTGACCCCGCGCCAGAAGATCGTCTGGTCTCGCGATGTGTGGTCCGCCGCCCGCAACCAGATGTTCATCAAGAAATTCCTGGGCTCCGACGACGGCGCCATGATCCAGCGCATCACCGAACTGACCAAGGACGAGAAGGGCGAGAAGGTCCTGATCCACCTGGTGGCCGACCTGGTGGGCGACGGCGTGATCGGCGACAACAACCGGGAGGGTATGGAAGAGGAGATGATGTCGTACTCGCAAGAGATCACGATCGACCTCATCTCGCACCAGGTCCTGTCCAAGGGCAAACTCGCCGAGCAGAAGACCGTCATCAAGTTCCGCGAGATGGCTCGCACCCGCCTGGCCTACTGGATGGCCGACCGCGTCGACCAGCTCGGCATGCTGACCCTGTCCGGCGTCTCCTACGCCTTCAACCTGGACGGCAGCAAGCGTGATTCCGAATCGCCGTTCCCGGATCTGGCGTTCGCAGCTGACGTGACTGCCCCCTCGTCGAAGCGACACCGACTGTGGAACGGCACCAATCTGGTACCTGGCGACACCTCCGCGGTCACCAGTACCTGCGTACCCAAGTACGCGATGATCGTGGACGCGGTGGCCTACGCGAAAACCCACTACATCAAGCCGCTGCGCGCCGGTGGCCGGGACTACTACGTCCTGCTGATCCAGCCGAACACCCTGGCCCAGTTGAAGAAGGACCCGGATTACCAGCGCGCCATCATCACTGCCCTGCCTCGTGACGCGAAGAACCCGTGGTTCACCGGCGCTACCGTCACCATCGACGGCGCCGTCATCCATGAGGACAACCGCGTCTTCGGCACCCAGGGCGCCCCGGCCGGCGAGAAGTGGGGCGCCGACGGCAATGTCAACGGCACCCGCTCTCTGCTCTGCGGCGCGCAGTCCCTGGGCATGGCCGACCTCGAAGAGCCGGAATGGGTGGAGAAGAAGTTCAACTATGACAAGAAGTTGGGCATCTCCGTCGACAAGCTGCTCGGCTTCCTGAAACCGAAGTTCTACTCGATCTACGACAAGTCGGTCGAAGACTTCGGCGTTCTGGCCATCGACCACTACCAGCAGTAAGCGCTGCAGGTAGGCACAGGAGAAACGCCATGATCCAGAAGAACTACAACCGCCAAGCCGTCACCGCCGCACTGGTGAACTTCGCGCTCGCCGATGTGGCCGATGGTGTCGCCCAGGCCGCAGTGAAGCTGCCCGGCGGTGCGATTGTCGTCGGCGGCTTCCTGGTGGTGGACGAGGCCTTCAACGCCGAAACCACTGCCACCGCCAAGGTCGGTGATTCCCTCGACGACGACCGCTACAGCGCCAGTCCGCTGGACCTGGCGACCGTCGGCGTGAAGCAGTTGGACATCACCGGCTACCAGACCACCAAGGCAGGCGACGTGACCGTGAAGTACGCCTTCACCGGCGCGGCGGCCACCACCGGTAAGGCTCGGCTGTTCCTTCAGTACATCGAGGTCAGCAAGTCCGAGTGGACGCAGGACTAAGCCAGGATCGGCCGGGGCGCCCCGGCCTTTCCCCATTCATAGCAACAAGGGGCATTCCCATGAGTGAAATCAAGCGCGACAACGTTCGCTTCCTGCCCGCCGAGGACGCCGACCATGAAGGCACTCAGGTGGCGCTGAGCAGTTCCCACATCACCCGTGTGTACGACGTGAGCCCGGAAGACGGCGAGCGCGGCACCTGGATTCACCCGCGCTTCCGCAAGGCCGCGATCGCTGCCGGCTGTTCCATCGTGGGCATCGGGGACCACGAAGAGCCTGAGGGAGAGGACGGCAGCAAGCTGGCGCTGATCGTCGTCGCGATCGAGAAGCTGGTCGAAACCAACGCCCCGGAAACCCTCGACAACGAGGGTAAGCCGAAGCTCGCTGCGGTGAAGAAGACCGCCGGCATCGGCATCACTAAGACCGAACTGGATGCTGCCTGGGCGAAGTTCGTGGCCGACCTGGACGACTGAGTCATGAACCGCGGCCAACTGCGCGAGCGCTTGCGTTCTGCCTACCTGGACGACACGGCACAGCCGTACCTCTGGGAGGACGATCTGCTGGATAGCTTCCTCGAGGAGGCTCAGCAGGAGGCTGCCATTCGCTCGCGCAGCTTGGTCGAAGCCCTGCAGTTACCGCTGGTGAAGGGACAGGGCAATTACACCCTGGCGGATGCCGTCCTCGACGTCACGCGGTTCCGTGTGCCTGGGGCAGGAAGCCTGGGGCGCACGTCTATGGAGGAGCTGGACGAGTCCGGCAACTGGGAGCAGCGGCAGGGACGCCCCACTCACTATTCCTTCACCTCGACGCAGTGCTCCGGCGACGGGGTGCTGATCGTCTATCCGGCCCCGGGCTCCGATGGAGCGGCAACTCTGACCGTCCAGCGCCTGCCGGCAGCCCTGGTGGACGACAACAGCGAACCGGAACTCCCGGCTCACCAGCACCTGTTCTTACTGGATTGGGCCGCCCATAGGGCCTTCTCCCTACGCGATAGCGATGCCGAGGACCAAGCCCGTGCGGCACAGCACGAGGGGGCTTTCGCCGCCATCTTTGGCGAGCGGTTGGATGCCAAGGCAATGCGCAAGCGGGCCGAGAAGCGGCCCCGCCAAACCAAGATCAACACCGCCTGGAGATAGCCAGCATGGCAAACACGCTCTACGACAAAGGTCGCCAGCGCTTCCTCGAAGCGCAGTTCAACTGGCTGACCGACACCATCAAGGTTGTCATGGTGGATACCGGCGCTTACACGCCGAACTTCACCACGCACGAGTTCCTGTCGGATATCCCGTCGTCCTCGCGTATCACCACGCCGGTGACGCTGACCGGCAAGGCTACCACCAGCGGCGCGGCCGATGCGAACGACGTGACCTTCCCGTCGGTGAGCGGCGCGTCCATCGAGGCAATCATCATCTACAAGGACACCGGTACGGAGGGCACCTCGCCCTTGATCGCCTACATCGACACCGCCACCGGCCTGCCGATCACCCCGAACGGCGGCGACATCATCGTCACCTGGGATAACGGCACCAACAAAATCTTCAAACTGTGATTGGTCATGGATAAGGTCTCGTGGGGCGAGGTGAATGGCCGGGTTGATTCCGCTGCAGCGTTTAAGCAATGGATTCAATCAATGCACAACGCGATCTTGACGGCCGGTCTGGTGCAGACGGCCGACACCGGGCAGCTCGAAATCGCCGGAATCTCTGGTGTACCGTCCGCCGGGGACTATGCCGGATACCTGGTCTACCGCTTCGATGACAGCCTGGCAGCGTCCAAGCCAGTATTCATCAAGTTGCGCCCGTATGTGGGGCAGGGTGGTGGTTCTACGTCGCTGATCGGCAATGTGGCCGCGACGGTAGGCTTCTCCACCGATGGCGCCGGCAATATGAGCGGCATCAACACCGGAGAGTTCAACTTCTATAACAGCGGTTTCGGTGCCGTGCGTAGCTTTACCACGGGGGCGACCACTAGCTACGCCATTCACAGCGAAGGACGTTTCGCGCTCGTCCTGGGGATCAACTGCTACTACAACAGCTACAACAACTTCAGCATGCTCTACCTGGACGTCACTCGGACGCTGGACTCTGCTGGCGAGCCAACTACTGACGGCGTGGTCGTCACCCGGAATGGCGTGGCCTATGATTCCAGCTCAACGATCGGCCCTGCCGCGATGCGGCCGGCGAAGGCTCTTCTCAAAACCACAATGGGTGCTTGGAACCAGGCTCTAACCCCCTTCGTCGGTGGCCAGGATGCCGCCACGGCTGGCGGGAATACGCAGATTCAGCGCACCTACCGCTTAGTGCCGGCGCTTGTGCCTGATCCCGCGCTGACGCTGTTCTGGGCTGCAGCTTTCACCGCAGGGGACGAGTACGACATCGCTGTGGACGGTATAACGCGCCACTACATCGCTCTATCCGTCAATGCCGGCCTGGTCGCTGACGCCGCTAGCGCTCGCGGCGCCGGTTTCGGCATGCTGTGGGGTGATCTGTGAGCAATGTGATAGCGCCGGCGAGCAACGACCATGCACTCAGGGTTGGGCCTCCTGCGATGGTCTCACCTGTGCAGATGCGGTTTCGCCGCGGCAGCGGCTACCTGGCCGGTGAGTTCCCGGACGGCATCACCACGGTGGGCGGCGTGCCGGTAGGAGCCGAGGTGCGCATCCTCTACCGCCCGGAGACGGGCGAGCCTGGCGACGGTCTGGTGGTGGCCAGTACCAGGTCTGCTACCGATGGCACCTGGCGGGTAAACGGCCTCAACCCTGCGCTTCGCTATGACGTGGTGGGAAGGAAGGTCGGCTTCAACGACATCATCATGGCGGACGTCTCCCCGGCGCTGGAGTAAGCAGAGCATGACGACGGTTGCAGACCTGGATGCAAGCAAATTCATCGCGGTCAGCATGGAGTTGACCCCGAAAACACTTGATGAATTTCAGGCCGAATGGGCGGCTGGTTTTGAGGGCTCTACGACAGCCTACCCCAGCGTGTCCGGGGATGATGGTGCCACGCTCATCAATGTGCCAACGCTCTGGCCGAGCGGTGCGTGGCAGGCCGTCTACTCGTGGGAATGCGGTATAGAACTGGCGCCGTACCCGTTCAGCGGAACCCCGAGTCACTATGCGGCCTCGATTCCGGGAGTCAGCCGCTACTACTCCATGAACATCGGTCTGCGTGTGGCTATCATCTATCACCCGACCGGCGCTGACTCCGGCCTGACATCGTTCACCGGCAGCTACGACGCCGGCTTATCGGTGTTCCGCGCGAAGCACAACCGATCCAGCGAGAACGTCGAGCTGGTCGCGCGGCTCATTGCTGGTCGGCAGCTCGAGATAGCCATCAAGAACAGCGCGCAGGCAGCGGGGCTACCAATCAAGGTAGCGGTTCTGAATGGCACCACGGTGGTGTCTGTTGTCGACGTGGCGAGCGTGGCGCTGGGCGCCGTGGGGCTGGTGACGTGCTCGATATATGGGGGCACGGTAGCCGGCACCGTTGTTGACCAGGCCGGCGAGCCGGCAACGCGCATTGTCCGGGCCCATGAGCGGAGTACCGGTGCCGTGCTGGGCGAGACGCGCAGCAACGCATCTGGTCAATATGAACTTCCCGTGGTAGCCAAGGTGGGGACGGAAATGTATGTCATCGCCCTGGATGATGAAACGCCACCGCTGATTAACGCCGTCATCGCAGATCGCATCGTGCTGGAGTAGGGCGCATGGGCCAGGTCCTCGACCTGCGGTTTGACACGCTCCCCAGTGGCTACACGCCGGACAGTAGCCGACAGGTAGACTTGGGCGGAGGCCCGCCCGGCGGCCTGCCTGCTGGCACGATTGGCGTGTGGGGCATCCGCCCGCCGCTGCTTTCGCGTGAGTTGACGCTGAAGCGGATGCTACTGCCTGATCCGCAGGTGGCGCTGGACCTTGATTTTTCGACGGTGGATCGCGGCTACACCGTCCCGCCATCCAGCAACGTCCCTCTGTTGTTCTTCAAGCCTTACCGTCCGCCTTTTGGAGGTCAGGCCGGTCTGGAGTTTGGTACAGCGTACACGCCGCCTGCAGGCAATGCAGTGCCCTTGGAGTTCATCCGCGGTGGGATGCCCAGTGGCGATACCCAATACGTTTTCCCGGCAGGACTGGAGGCTGGCGACCTCGGCGCGCCGACAGTCATCAACTGGACGAGTTCTATTGCGCCTGGCGGGATTCCGGCCGGTGCAGTCGGATCGCACGCGGTCACGAACTGGAACAGCTACATCCGACCGACTGGCTTCTCCGCCGGCGGCTTGGGCTCGCCTTCGGTCAAGAATTTCAATCAGCAGGCTTTCCCGCCGGGGATCGCGCCAGGCGGCTTGGGTAGACCACAGATTGAGAACTTCAACCGCACGGTAGTGCCGACCGGGATCTACCTGGGCGGCGCTGGCACGCCCACCGTCCAGAACCTGCGCAAGTACGCTGCACCGACGGGGTTCGTTGCTACTCTGTTCGGTACGGCCTACCTATCCGGCGGCGTCCGCGAGGTCAAGACTAGCGGGTTCAACGCTGCGCGCTACGGTACGGCATTCGTCGCCTACGACCAGCGCGAGCTGAAGCCGGGCGGGATCTACCAGGGGGCTTTCGGCACGCCGCTGATCGGCTTCCAGCGCACGCTGGCGCCGCAGGGTTTCGAGGCCACCTACTGGGGGCAGACCAACGTCCAGGACAACAGCCAGCGGGTGTACCCTGTTGGCCGCGACATGTCTGCCCTGGGCGTGCCTGGCGTCGATCACAACCCGCGTCTGGTCGCGCCGATCTCTATTTTCTCTGCGCTTGAGTGGGGGCGCGCCGAGGTTTGGAACCTGCGCCAGGTCGTAGTTCCCTACGCGGAACCGGGGGACTGGGGCGAGCGGTTCGGGACCTTCAACTACATCGAGAATCGCAACCGTGTGGTGGGGACCTTCGGCCACCAGTCCAGCCGGTTCGGCACGCCGGACGTGGTCAACGGTGCGCGGGCGGTCGTGGCCCAGGGCATGGACGCCACCCTCTGGGGAAACCCGCTGGTGGCGTTCGCCATCCGCCATATCCAGCCGCCCGGCCTCGACTCCCTGGTGATGAGCAACTGGTCGGCGGTGGTGAATGCCGCCCGTGTGGTTGCCGCCGCTGGCGCCGACACATCGCGCTTCGGCCAGGCCCAGGCGGTCAATACCCGCCGCTACCTGGAGCGCATCGGCAACTGGGAAAGCCTGGTGATGGGCGTGCCGTTCGTGGCGTTTCGAGTGCGCGAGGTGGTGCAGTATCAGTTCCCTGATCCACCATACCCAGGTCAGCCGGAAGTACAGAACCTGCGCAGCTATGTGGACCTCGACGGCAAGGGCATTGCCCCCGGCCTGCTCGGTTTCCACGATGCCCAGGTGCATCGCTCGATCATCGCGCCGCGCTTCAACTACATCGACATGGTGGGCGAGCCGGTGGTTCGCAACGTAACGCCAGAGGTTGCGGCATACGGTCACGACTCGGCGGAGTTCGGCCGTGCAGCAGCGCACAACCAGTGGGAGAGCTACCGCTTTCAGGGCTTCGACGCGGCGCTGTACGGCCGTCCGGCTGTCGAGTACCGGACCAAGACCGTGTTCTGCAACGGAATTCGCGCCGGCGCGTTCGGTACACCCACCTGTCTGTGGGGCGATCCGAACCTACCCTTCACACGCACCCTTGGCGTCAGCGGTATCGACGCAAGCGCCTCCTTCGGCATAGCGAAGGTCGGCAGCAACGTCATCTATCCGATAGGCATCGACGCCTTCCGTGCCGGCAACGCCCTAGTCAAAGCGAACAGCATCTACCCGAACGGCTACTTCGGCCAGGCCTTTGGTACTCCGTTGCTCAACTATCCGCAGACCGCCGCCCCGGAGTCGATCCAGGCAGGGGAGAGCTTCGGTAAACCCGTGCTCAACCCACTGACCATTTGGGCTCCCTTCGGCGCGCCGCAGCAGGCGATCAACAACCACGGTGTGCGCGGCCATCGTATCGACGCTATGTATGCCAAGGGCGGTATCAACAGCGACGACGGAGACCGGCCGTTCTTCGGAGCGCCGCGGGTGATGATCCCAGGGACGCAATACGTCGCCCCCTTCGGCCTGCTCGCGTTCCGCAGCAACGAAGCGCATTGGATCAGCCTTCGCCGCCGGACTCTACTGGCTGACGGCCTGAAGTCGCTCAGGATGGGCTTCCCGGCGCTGTCGAAGGGCGGAGAGGCCCAGGCCTACGGTTACGACATGTCGGCTTTCGGGACGGCGTTCGTCTCGATCTACGTCGATCCGACGATCCCGAGAACGGTGAATCCTGCCGGGCTCCTCGCCCTGGCGTTTGGTGCTCAGGTGGTGCAGAACCAGCACCGTTGGATCTATCCGGCCGGCTTCCTAGCAACACGCCATGGAGCCTACCTCGTTGGGCCACCGAAGCGAGCTGACAACGTGAGCATGGGCGTCATGACCGCCTGGGGTGGGCCGTTCGTGGCGTTCCGCAATCGAGTGGTGCAGCCGCCAGGGATCGCTGGCTGGGCCGTCTCCGAATATACAGCCGGGCAGTTCGACCAGCGCATCCGTGTTTTGCACGGCGCTGGAGCAACGATCGTGCCTGGTTCTGCTGGCGATGGCGAGTGTTTCGGCTACCCCGGAGTGCGGAATGCCCAGCACATCATCAGGCCGATCGGCTGCTGCTCCTCTGGGCTGCGGATGGGGCGGCCGCAGGTTGCCTGACTGCCAGCAGGGACATATCCCTGCGCGGCATGGAAATGAAGCTCGGGCCCTGGCCCATCGGTATCGACAACCTTTCCCCTGACGAGGCGCTGCCCGATGGCGCCTTGCGTGACGCGCTGAACGTCGTCCTCGACTCCGATGGCAACGTGAGTGCTGCCGGCTCTCTCCAGCTTCGGGAGCCGAGCGCGGGCCTCCACAGCCTGTGTTCGTTCCCCTCTGGCGCGGCCTTCTGTTTCGGACAGGGCAAGCTCTTCGACTGCTCGAGCGGTGCCCTGGTGGTGCTTGCCGATATGCCGGTCGATGGGCCGGTTGCGTGCGAACTGCTCAACGGGCAATTGGTCATGGCCACCCGCAGCGGATTGTTCCGGCTGCAGGGTGGGCAGGTCGAGCCAATGGCGTTGCCGGTGCCCGCGCTGCGGGCCAGGCCGGCAAGCGCAGGCGGCCTGTATGCGGGCCGCTACGGGGTAGCCATCAGCTTCCGCCGTGGCGATGAAGAAGGCGGCCTCAGCCGCATGCAGGTCGTCGAGGTCGCCGAGGGCGGCGGTATCGAACTGGATCTCCCAGAGGTCGATGGCGCGACTGCGGTGTCGGTCTACAGAACCGACGCGAATGGAGCTGCGCTCTATCGGGCACTGGATGCGCCGCCGGGCTTCCAGTCGTTCCTCGTCGGCGCCGGTAAGCTGGGTGCGATGCCCGGCACCAGGTTCCTTGAGCCGCTGCCAGGTGGGCACATCGTCAAGGCCTGGATGGGCCGGCAACTGGTTGCCTCGGGCCGAACCCTCTACTACAGCGCGCCGCTTCGCTACGGCCTGTGCAATCCCGCGCAGGACTTCATTCAGTTCCCCTCGCTGATCCGCATGGTGCTGCCGGTGAACGACGGCATCTATCTCGCCGACTCGCAGCACTGTTACCGCCTCGCTGGTACCGATCCGGAGCAGTGGCAACTGCTGCCGCTCGACGTCTCGCCGCCGCCTGTAGGTGCAACTGCCGTGCTGGATGGGAGCTTGTTCCAAGACGTGCCGGCGGTTCCGGTGGCCGTCTGGCTTTCCGACAAAGGTTTCGTCTTGGGCCTGCCAGAGGGGCAACTGGTCCTGGCTCAGGAGAAAAGGCTCAGGCTCCCGATGCCTGGGCGTGGCTGGCTGGTGGCCGACGGTCACCGCCTTTACGCAGGTGGTTGAGGGAGACCCCCAATGAAACTCAGCAATGGCGATAAGCGCCGCTTCTTGAAGGCCCTGGAGCAGGGCGACTACATCATCACCGAGTCCGGCCTGATCTTCCCCCGGGATGGGCTCAAGGCCTCGGGCGTCTACTTCGACAGCGTGAACGGTGGGCTCGACGCGCGCGAGTCTCCGAACCTGCTACCTGACCAGGGGCTGACCGATATCCTGGCGACCTACTTTGGCGCGACCGCGAAGAAGGCCGGCTGGTATCTCGCTCTCTATTCCGGGGCCGTGAGCCCGGCAGCGAACTGGACCGCGGCGAACTTCTCCGCGACCGCCAGCGAGATCACCAGCGCGACCGAGGGTTACAGCAACGCCAACCGTCCGACCTGGACGCCTGGGGCTGCCGCCGGTAACGCGATCGATAACCTGGCGGCCAAGGCGGTGTTCAACATCGTCTGCACCACCAGCATCGAGGTGAATGGCGCCGCGCTGCTGTCGAGCAACGGCAAGGGCTCCACCAGCGGGGTGCTGGCCTCGGCCGCCCGCTATGCGCAGACCCGGCAGTTGTACAACGGTGACAGCTACGAGCTTGGCTACCGCGTCACCCTGACCAGTTGATGGACTACACCATCCACAACCTGTCGATCATTGGTGATCGGCAGGTTGGTCTGGCGCTGGCGCCGAAGGCGCAGGAGGTCCTTCGCGAGCTGAAGGACAGGATGGCTATTACCGGCATGTTCAGTGGCGCCCTGTACCGACGCCTTTCGGACGTCTCCTACTGCTACGTCCGCGTGGCGGGTGAAACGAACCTGATCAGCATCGTCGCGGGCTCGCTGCAGGAGCCCGTCATGATCCCGCAGTTCCAGCGAGCGCAGCCGCCTGAAGTGCTCTCCGGTGTCGTCACCTACGGTTTCCTGAGTGAAGAGGAAGACCTGCTGAGCAGCTACTACCCAACGCTGACCAGCCAGCGCCTGCACCAGTTGCCGGCTGGCCAGCAGCGCTCGGCGCGCCTGGCGGTGAAGCCGTACCAAACCATCAACACCTCCAAGCTGGAACACCCGAGCCAGTACAGCGGGGTGCGTCCGACCATGTATTCGGGGCGCATGAAGCGCGTGGTGCAGGCCATTATGGGGCTGGGCCGGCTGCCGGCGAACCCGCTCTACAAGGACGTCCTGCAGCCGCTGGCGGACGGTGAACTGCCCGAGCCGCTGAGCGACTTCGAGCAGGAGGTGCTGCGGGACGGCTATCAGGTGCGTTACGACTTCCGGTGGTTCCGAACGCACGGCGTTGCCGTAGGGGCCGATCGCCGGCTGTGGCTGGTGGAGATCGGTGGTACCAGAGGCATGGTGGCCATGCCGCTGCCGCTCAACCCGTTGAGCCTGTCCGAGAAGTACAGGCTGCAGGCCGAGAAGCTAGGCGACTCCGATGTGCTTGCCTACCTGGAGGAGTTCGATGGTGTGCCGACGGGAGAGGCCTTCCCGGACGACACCGAGGACCTGGAAGCCCTGATTAGGGCTGGCCAAGTGCTTCGCCTGCTGACGACCGAGCAGTTATCGGGCTTCTACCAACTGACCGGACTGAGCAGCGCCTGCGGCTGGGCGTTCAACGAGTCTGGGACCGAGGCTCACAACACGGGCTACGGCTGGTACGCCGACGGGCTGCAGTTCTGCGCTCACTACAACATCAATATCGCCATCGCCGCGAGCAAGATGCCGAACGATGGCCAGCAGAAGAAGCGCATGCGACAGGCGCTGCGCGCCTACAACAGCCGTTTCAGTAAGGTCCGGTTCGAGGCTGCTCTGGCGAAGTTGGACTACATGTCCACCGATGAACTGCAGCAGCAGTTTCGCCTGCTGAGCATTGACGGCCCTGACCTCTACCTTGATCGGCTTGATCAATTGGTTGTTCAGCCGATTGCGCCGGGCTCCATGGCCACGATGGGCAAGGTCGGCGAGGGAAACATGGCGAACGCCCAAACGGCCAGTGTCTACAACCTCAAGCTCTGGGAGCCGGCCTGGACCGAGGAGATGAGCATCCTGTCGCACGACTTCAGCGCGAACACCAAGCCATGGATTCGCTTCGCCGAATGCGACACCACTGTCTTCGTCTTCTTTGCCGGCGACCAGCTCAAGACCATCAAGTGGTTCGCGACCAACAAGGATACGGCGACAGACGAGACCGTGAGCGACTACGAGGACTGCATGTACATCGGGAAGTGGTCGAAGACTACCACCTACGGCGGCCGCGGTGTGCGCCGAGCCTGGTACAGCGATGATTTCGACGACCGCACGGAGTTCGCGGACAGCAGTTTCTACGAGGAGATCGAGGGCACCAAGCTCGGGATCGGTGGGGCGGCATGGAACGATTGGATTTTTCCGCAGGAGCGCGGGACGTTGAGCCGCAATGTGTTCTTCCGCCGTCGGACCTACCGTAAGAGCGTGGGCTCCCAGGGGCAGGTGTCCGCCGTCGTCTGCCTGCCGGCCTACATGCGCGAGGCCTGCTTCTATGCCATCCGGGAAACGCAATCTGGGATCGCCGAATCCGAGACCTGGAGCAATCTAACCCTGGCAGATCCATGGTCGGCGACCTACGCCTATGCCATGTACGAGCCGGCTTCGATAGGTTCCTGCGGGCCGAACTACCTGACGCGCTATGTGATGAGCGTCGACTACGACACGTCGAGCCCCTGTGCCGAGATCGCCGATAGCGGCCAGTGGATGCGCCCGTGCGACCTCGTCGCCGCGCCGCGGGTAGGCAACATCCTGATCGGCGGGGGCATCTCGCCGTACTGGCCGAACCCAACTTACCCGCCGCTCCCCGCTGGGTACTCCAGAGACCGCGACTATGAGGGGACCTTGAACGTGCGGCTTGTGTACTTCGGCGGGGTGATCGACATGCCGGAGGAGAGCGGGGACACCTTCGAGTGGGTGTCGCAGGACCTGTCGTGGTTCTTGCCGTCGCCGGAGGTGTCGATGCCTGACGGAAGCACCAAGGGCTATCTCATGCACATGTGGGCGACGGCCAATGCCTTCGGCGCGTCCGAAGCCATCGTCTACCAGCCGGAGCCCGATGCTCCGGAGGAAATCAAAGGGGCCGACAACATGCCCTATCTCAAGAATCAAGCCTGCTTCCTAGGGGTGGTGAATGGCTGATGAAGAGTGCCTCTGCGATCTGGTCAGCGAATCTGCGCAGGCCAGCGAATCCCTGTTCGCGGTGCTGGGTGATGTCCTGGCCTCGGTCGCCGTGGCAACTGCGTTCACTGTTTCGACTGTTGGCCAGGTGGTGCCGGATCAGGCGTCGGCCGCTGAAGTCGTGGAGGAGCGGGCGGCCTACATCGTCGTCGACTCCGCGCAGGCCAGCGATTGGGCCGGCGAGGCGGTGCTGTCCAGCAACCTAGTGACCGACCGGGCCAGGGCTCGCGAGGCGATATTCCATGGAGTGCTGGAGGTCGCAGGTGATCAGGCCGCCGCCAGCGAGTGGATGGTGGAGATGCCGAAGGCCAGTGTGCTGGATTCGGCCAGGGCCTCGGAAGAGATCACCGGTAACGCCATCGGGAGGCTAGCGCTGACTGATGCGGCCCAGGCCTCTGGCGGGTTCATTCTTGGCGCCCAGGATCTGGTAGAGGACGCCGCCGCCGGCACTGAGCAGGTCGTCGCTGGCGCGCGAGTGGCCGAGGTCGTTGAGGACCAGGCGGTGGCCAGCGATGCGCTGGAGCAGGAATCCGCCGTCACCGCTGATCTGGTGGACGACGTCCTGCATGCCACCGAACTGGCCCAGGGGACCGTTGCCGGGGGACAGGTCGTAGATGACTGGGGGCATGCCGAAAGTGAGGCCGTCCAGGGGGAGCATGTTGTCTGGACCTGCCACACACAGACCTTCGGCATGTCGAGACTGACCTTGCCGGAAGTGAACTCCTTCGTGGCTGTCGGCGGGCTGCTGCTGGCGGCGGGGCCGGATGGGCTCTATGTGGCGGACGGCGCGCCGCTGCAGTCGCTGGTGGTCACCGGTCTGGTGGACTTCGGTTCGCCCCAGCTCAAGCGAGGGGGCTATCTCTATCTCCGCTACGTGGCGGCCGGGCAACTCGGCGTCTCGGTGGGCGTCACCAGCACCGGCAGCGAGGTGACCTACGACTATGCTCTGGCGGCCAGGCCGGATGCCGCCGCTGTTCCTGGGCGAGTGAAGCTGGGCAAGGGGCTCCGCTCCCGTGACTGGCGCTTCACGTTGCGCAACGAGCCCGGCCGTGGCTTCAAGCTCTACGACCTGCAACTGATGCAAGACGAAACCTCGAGGAGAGTGTAATGGCTGAACAAGACGGCGGGGTGTCCCGCTACGACCGCCCCTACCAGATCGTTAGCGAGCAGATCGACCTGATGAACCGGCGGGCGGACGCTGCTCTTGGCAAGGCCTATGAGACCCTGCAGAGCCTGCAGGACATCGGCACTTCGCTCGACACGCTACCACCCACCCCGGCCATCGACCTGCCGAACACGCCGGACAATCCTTTCCCCGACATCCCAGTACCCGCACGGGCTGAGCTACCAGTGATCGGCGACATCCAGATGCCGGACCTCAACCTGGACTTCAGCGATATCGACAAGGGCCTGGGCGAGTTGGATGAGCCGCCGGAGTTCTCGCCGTCGGTGATTGGTATCGACCTGCCACCGAGGCCGTCGCCCATCGATACCTCTGGCGCGCCCGTGCGGCCGAACACCGGCAGCGTGGACTTGCCAGTGGCGCCGTCCATCACCATGCCGGATGTGGGGGACCTGGTGCCGATCTCGGTGCCGGAGTTCGTTTTCCCTGACCTACCGAGGTTCGACGAGTCGGCTCCAGAGTTCGTGGGCTCGGTACCGTCGACGGTGCTGCAGTGGGCGGAGCCGACCTACCAGTCGACGAATCTGGACCTGCTCAAGTCCACCCTCGCGCGCATGCTGGCAGGCGGGACCGGACTGCCACCGGCGATCGAGCAGGCTCTGTTCGATCGCGCCAGGGTTCGCGAGGACATCAACGGCCAGAAAGCCGTCGACGACGCTTTCCAGGACTTCGCGAGCCGCGGCCACATGTTGCCGCCGGGGGCGCTGCTGAAGCGGGTGGCTGACATTCGCGAGGCCAATCAACTGAAGGTCAGCGAGACCGCGCGCGAAATCCTCATCAATTCCGCCCAGTGGGAGATCGACAACCTGCGCACCGCGGTAGAGCGCGGCATTGGGCTGGAAGCCCAACTGATGGATCAGTTCAACGCGATGGCGCAGCGCGCGTTCGATGCGGCACGCCTGCGGCTGGAGAGCGACATCTCGCTCTACAACGCCGAGGTGTCGTTGTTCAACGCCCGCCAGTCCGCTTACCAGGTGGCTGCCGACGTGTACGGCAAGCGCCTGCAGGGCGAGCTGGCGAAGCTGGAAGTGTTCAAGGCACAGATCGAAGGCGAGAAGGCGAAGGGCGACCTGAACGAGCAGACGGTTCGCGTGTACACCGCTCGGCTACAGGGCATCACCGCGCTGATCGATATCTACCGGGCGAAGATGGAGGGCGCGAAAGTCCAGGCCGACCTAGTCAAGGCGCAGATCGAAGCCTATGGCACCGACGTTCAGGCCTACGCCCAGAAGCTCCAGGCGAAGAAGACCGAATACGATGCCTACGAGGCGGGCGTCCGCGCCGAACAGGCGAAGATCGGCATCCTGGAAGCCGAGAGTCGGGCGTTTGCGGCTACCGTGCAGGCCTACGAGTCGAAAAACAACGTCAAGATCCAGGGTGTAAGGGCCAGGGTGGACGTGGCCAGCGCGAAAATCAGCCAGTACACCGCCCAGTTGCAGGCCGAGCAGGCCAGGGTGCAGGCGGAGTTGTCCAACATCCAGGCGATCACCCAGGCATTCCAGGCCGACGTCGGCCGCTACTCCGCGCAGATCAATGCGGCGAGCGCTGACCGAGACCTGCAGGCCAGGACCGTGGAGGCCAGGCTGCGCAACAACCTCGCCTACTACGAGATCGAGCTGAAGAAGTACGACGCAGCGATCCAGCAGTTGCTGCAGCGTGTCCAGGTGCAGAGCGAGGCCATGAAGTCGGTGGGCACCATCACCGCGCAGTTGGCCTCTGGCGCAATGGCGGCTACCAACGTGTCGGCGAGCATGTCGGGTGGGGCGAACATCAGTTCGCAGGACAGCCTCAGCATCAGCCACAACCACAGCTACAACGAGAAGTAACGGGGTGTGATAGCCTCCTGGGAGTTATCGCAAGGAGGCTATCATGCTCAAATTTGTGCTTACTGGATTGCTATTGGTTCCCCTGGCCGGGTATGCAGGGGTGTTCAAATGCGTGTCGCCGGAAGGCAAGACAAGCTATTCGGAAACACCTTGCACTGACGGCACAGTCTCTCGCTTGTCCGTTGAGCAATCACTTCCTGCACCGGCGGGCGCGCCTTCCTCTCAGGAGATCATCGACAGGAACCTTCGGGCTGCAGAGATCATGCGCGGTTCCCCACCGAGCCAGCCGGTTCCGTCGAGCGCTCAGCAGCAATCGTTCGATCCTTCGACCGCCGTTCCCGTCGCGGCGCCGGCCCAGCCTGCTGAGGCTCCGGTACGCCCTGCGCGTCGAGGGGTATACGACCCAGTTCTAAACCGATACCTGCCGGTCTCCGGGCCTGGTCTGGTCGACCCTCAAACGGGCAAGTTCTTTCCTCCTGCTGCTGGCGGCTATGTCGACAGCGAGACTGGGCGCTTCATCCCCGCGCCGTAAGGCGATTTGCAGGGGGCCGCGAGGGACATAGCGTCGGGCGCATCCTAGAAAGGAGCGCCCCATGGCCACGATCACCTCCGGCATCCCCGGCGATATCAACCAGGCGAAGCGTCGGCCGAGCCCGACCTCCCCGGACGGTATTCAGCAACTCACCCGCCAGGCCCTGCAACCGCAGCCGGCCGCCACCTCCATCGCTCAGGTGGACAATTCGAGGCCGTCGCCCATGCTGCCGGGCGATCCTGCGCGCGCGGCCCGCATGCAGGCGCAGATGGATCAGCCGGTGACCAAGGGCGTCCAGGCCCCCGATGCTGGAGACCGGCTGACGCAGATCGCCAAGGATGCCTACGCCATCACCAAACCGCTGCTCACGCCGGCGGCCACGTTCGGCGGCATCTTGGGGGCGCCGGTGATTGATGCTGGTCGCAATGCCCTGATCCGTGCTGCCGGCGGCGATCCGAAGACCGCAGAGGGTGGCGACACCAAGTACCAGGACCGGGCCTTCGACGAGATCCAGCCGGCCGTGCAGGCTTTCCAGACCGCCGGTGATGCAGCCCGGCGCAGTGCCGGCGGCGCCATCCTCTCTATCACCGGCGCCTCGCCGGCCCAGGCCGCTGGCCCAGTCGCGGGCGGTGCCGGCGCGAGCGGCAGCATGCCGGACAAGCCAAGCCTTCCGGCTGTGCCGAGGCCCAGTTCTGCGCCGTCGACGCCGGACGGCAACGGCTACCAGGGGACCGGAGTCGCTGGCGTAGTAGGTCGGCGTGGTGCGAACGGCGTCATGGCGTTCACCAACGACTCTGCGGCGGTAAAGGGGGCACAGGGCCAGCTAGCTGGATATGGGGATGGCAAGGGCACCCTGAGCATCATCAGCGGTGGTCAGGAGGGGATGCAGCGTAATCTCCGTGCGGCCGAGATCATGCAGCAGACGCGGCGAGCCAATGCCGGGCCAGGCCTGACGATCGTCGAAGACAGCACCCGTGGAACGAAGGAGGAGCAGGCCGCCAGGGCTGCCAGTCAGGCTGCTGTAGCTGCCGCTGGCCGCAGAAGTGGGATCGCGCAGCCGTCGATAGACTACAACGAGGCGAACCGGAACCTGGCGGCATCTGACGCTGCCAACCTGCAGGTGGCGGCCGCGCGTCGCAACGACGAAGCCCAGCAGCGTATCCAGAGTGTCCTGGCACGTCTGACCGATCCGAGCACCCCGGCCGCCGAGCGAGAGCAACTGCAGCGCACTTACGCAATCCTCACCACCCCTGCGAAGGACCGCTACGTACTGCAGGACACGGTGCTGGGCTACGACGAGACCAGCCAGAAGCCGATTCTCGGGCGAATCGCTCTGGACACCACCACGGGCCAGCCCGTATCTGGAGGTGTCGGCGCTGCCGCCCGGCCGGGAGCTCAGCAGCAACGCCAGGTGGGCACGGTCTATCGGGACGCCAATGGCAATCGCGCCACGTTCCAGGGCTATGACGCCCAGGGCAACGAGAAGTGGGGGAGCGCCTGATGCCGTTCGATCCGAAGACCGCGCAGCCGCTGTCGACCTCGTTCGATCCTTCTTCCGCCACTGAGGAGAAATCCAGCACTTTCCGGCGTGTTGTCGGTGACACCGGCATCTCGCTGTTGAAGGGTGCGATCGGCGTGCCCGAGGCCGCGGTTGGGATTGCCGACATCGTGACCGGCGGCCAGGCCGGCAAGGCTGCCGAGGGGTTGGGTTTTCGCCCGAAAGAGGCAAAGCAGATCCTCGACGATCTCTACACGCCCGAGCAGAAGGCGGCAAACCAGCGGGTGGCGCAGGCCGAAGGCTTCGTTGACACCGCTCAGGCCATGCTGGCGAACCCCAGCACCATCGCCCATACCGTGGCGGAATCCGCACCGTCGATGCTTGCCGGTGGTGCTGTTGGGCGCGGGGTGGGAGCGCTGACCAAGCTGCCGGCCTGGGCGCTTGGCGCCGTTGGCGAGGGTGCCGTCGGCGCTGGCCAGGCGGCAGAGAGTATTCGCCAATCCACCGATGATGGCTTGCTCAGCGCCAAGCAGTCGGGGGCAGCGTTGCTCTCCGGCCTCGGTACCGGGGCGCTCGCCGGCCTGGGCGGCAAGGCGGCGCAGAAGCTGGGTATCAGCGATGTGGACACCCTGCTGGCTGGTGGCGCCGCGCAGGCCAGCAGCAAGTCTCTGCCGCGACGGGTGGCCGAGGGGGCACTGACCGAGGGCGCGCTGCAGGAATTGCCACAGTCCATGCAGGAGCAGGCCTGGCAGAACTTTGCGCTTGACCAGCCGCTTGGCCAGGGCGTTGCCAAGGCTGGAGCCGCTGGCCTGCTCGCGGGTGGCGTGATGGGGGCTGGTGGTGGCGTGATCCATGCCAGGCCCCACAGCGAGGCCGCGCCGGAGGCGGCCGCCAGCTCTGGCCCTCTCTCCCGGGCAGCCGGCCAGTTGCCTGCGCCGAACATCGCCGGCGCGCTGCCAGCGCCGGAGCAGACCGTATTCGTGGATGCCGCGGGCAACGCCAACACCCAGGGGCCTGTGCGCAACGTGGATGGCGAAATGCGGCCCGAGCCGCAGGCCAGGCAACCCTGGGTTGATCCGGGGAATGGTCAGGCATTCGGCGGGCCCGGCATGGAGCAGCAGGTGCCGCCCGGCCAGACGCCACTGGTGGGCGAGTATCAGCCGGTCGCGGCGGCGCCCGTGGACCAGCCGCCGGCAGCGATCCGCACCTTTGAGGGCGAGGTGGTACGCCCGAGCATCGCCGACCTGCGGCAAGATGCTTTCATCGTGGACAGCCAGGGCCAGGCCGAGCCGGGTGCGACACGCAACCAGTTCGCCTACCAGGGGCCGGCGCCGAGGGACTTCGGGCCGGGCATGGAGCAGTCGGTGCCGCGTGGTACCGAGGCCGCCCCTCCGAACCAGCCAGCAGCAGGGCCGGCGCGCGCGGCGCTGCCTGCGCCGGACACCTTCGTGGTGGATGGCCAGGGTAACGCTGCCCGGGGGCCGGTGGCGCCTTTTGTGGCGCCGGAGCCGCAACAGGTTCTGCCCGGCGGGCCGGGGATGGATCAGCAGGCGCAGAGCGTTCAGCGGCCCAGCCTGGACCTGTTGTTGCCGCAGGTGCGCGAGCGGCTGGCGGCTGGCGAGGCTATCGATGCTGCGGCGCTGGCCGAGCAGACTGGAGCCAGCCGGGCGCTGGCGCGCCAGGCCGTGCAGGGCGCGCAACTGGAGCAGCAGGTGGTCAGCCAGGTATTCAAGAGCGTGCCCGGGGCGAACAAGGCGCTTCGCTCGCTGCCGCTGGCGGATCAATTCGAGGTAGCCAAGATCGGCACCCGCCAATGGCAGGTGCGGGCCAAGACCGCGCAGGAGGTGGGCAATGCTGATAGTCCAGCCGGGGTTGCTGATGACGGAACGCGAGGCACTGGTGTTGTTGCTCCAACTCAGGTGCCTGACGTGGCAGAAGTTCCAGCGGCTCAGCCAGGGCCTGCTGCAGTTCCCGGAGGACAGCCCGATAGTGGAGCAGGTGTTCCTGCTGCAGCACCGGCCGCCGACGGACAGCCTGCAGTAGCTCCTGCTGTTCCACGAGCCAAGGGAGCGCGTCGAAATGTTGACCGTGACCGGGACTCTGTCGTCCAGGCGGCCATTCGCCTCGGTGGCCTGAAAACCGAATGGCGCCAGGACACCACGGGCGAAGCCAAGGGCAACAAGCAGGTACCAGGTGTGGGGGCTCTCTGGTCGGACAAGACCGGCACCAGCCTGGACGATATGGCCTCGCTGCTCGACCAGCACGGCTATGTGCCGGCCGGCGAAATGGAACGAGATGGTGGCGTCAACTGGTTGCAGGGTGCGCTGCGCGAGGAGCTGGCTGGCCAGCGGACGCACTTTGCGCCAGACTCGGCACGTCAGCGCCTGCAGCTTGAGCAGGAAGAGCACGATCGCCGCGCTGATGAGGCGCAGCGCGCGAAGGATCAGCGGGAAGACGAATACGCCCGCATCGAAGCGGAGCATGGGCCGGATGTGGCCGCCCAGGTCCGCGCCTACGACGAGGCCCTGGAGGCCGCACGCGATCAGTTACTGGAGGAGTCCCAGCGTTATGACGAACAACTCGCAGAGCAGGACCGAGAAGACCTCCGGGCCGCTATCGAATCTGCCTCCCCGTCCGCCGGTGATGAGCACCTACGGGAAGGCCCTGGAAAGCCAGGTGGAAAGCCTGCAGCAACTGAACGAGAGCAAGGCTTCTCGCTTGAGCAGCAAACCGAGCAAAGCCTAAAAGAGCAGGATGCGCGCCAGGCAGCCGCTGCACGCGAGCAGGCGCGCGCCGATCAGGAGAGCGAGCGGCGAGCGCAGGCTGACAGCGAGCGCGCCGGCTTCACTCTCACCGGTTCGGATCGCCCAACTGATATAGGTGCCGCGCAGGGGCAGCAGGATCTGCTGTCCACCAACCGCTACAGCCGCCAGAGCTATCGCCAAGACCGGATAATTGCCGGAATCAAGGCCGACACCCTGCGTCGTGTCGTCGCCCAGCGGATTGCCGGCTGGCGCAACGCGCCCCAGGTCCATGTAGTCCAGTCGATCGCTGATCTTCCTGGTCGCCTGCGTCAGCAAGTGAAACGCGATGGGGCGGTTGATGTCGAGGGCATCATGGACGGCGGCGGGGTGTACCTGGTCGCCGACAATCTCGGTTCCTACCAGCATGCCGCTTTCGTTCTGGCCCACGAGGTAATGGGGCACTCCGGCCTGCAGGGCGCCTTCGGTGCCAGGTTGAACCCAACGCTCAACAGCATTTACCAGAGCAATGCCCGTGTGCGTGCGGAGGCCGACAGGCTGGCTGCCCGACTCGGCTACGACCGCACTGTCGCGGTGGAAGAAGTGCTGGCCGACATGGCGGCTGCCGGCAATCTGCAGCAGCAGGGTTTCTGGGGGCGCCTGGTTACTGCGATGCGCAGCGCCTTACGCTCGATTGGCCTGGGCCTGAAGTGGACCGAGGCCGATGTTCGTGGGCTGCTGGCCAATGCCAGGCGCTACATCGAGGACGGCGGCCCGCGGAGCGCCCGCCAGCGCCGGTACTCTCGGAAGCCTGAAAGCAGGGAGTTCGCCGATACCGAGCGAGTCTACGGCGGGATGGCCGTCTACGAGCGGGCCAAGGCCGCCGGCCGCACCGAGCTGAGCTATGACGACTGGGTCCGCGTTCGCACGCCGTCGTTCATCGAGGCGAACGGCGACTGGCTTGCGCTACGGGCCCAGACGCGGCTGGACGAGAGGCCCCCGGTCAAACTGACCACGCCACCGGCCTGGGCTGGGCACTCCGGCAAGAAGGTCGTCAGCGATGTGATGGACGCCCTAAAGCAGATGGTGCGGCAGGGCGAGGTTCTGCGCCACGACGAACTCGGTGAGATTCGGGTCGGATCGGCCGGCGTGAAGAAGGCCACTTCCAATTCCGCGGATCCTGCGAAGCGCGTGGTGCTGAACCAGTTGCGGGAGGCGTTCGAGCACTCCATCTACGCCAGTTCCAGCCGGGACGTGAAGGGTGAAGGCCAAATGGCCTATCACAAGCTGCTGGCGCCGATTGAGGTGGACGGCGTGCCGCTGGTCGCGGTGTTCACTGTCCGGGAGGACTCCAACGGCGCGTTCTTCTACAACGCCGTGACGCTCGACAGAAATGAAAAAGCCCCAGCGGCATCTCCGGCCGATATGAGCAAGACTGCTCAGAGATCGTCTCCGGCCAACACTGGGGCTGCCTCCTTTGTACGTCAGGCCCTGGAGCGAGTCAATCCGGCCACGGTAACCGTGCCGATCAACCCGACCACCGGCGAGCCGCTGGTCGAGGGGGCTGTCCGGTATTCCCGCGCCAACCAGCGAGAGGCGCTGCGCAAGCTCGGCCTGGCGCCGAAGGAAGCCCAGAAGCTCTCGGACAAGATCGAGGATCTGCTGCAGCGCGACTGGAAGGCGCTGCTGAAGGACCTGGGCCGCCGCTCCGAGGAAGGGCTAGCCGACGGCCTGATCGGCATCCGCCGTGCAGAGGAGGCTGTTGGTGTCACCGATCCGAACCGCCAGGGCTACGTCTCCGCCAGGCTGGCCACCGGCTTGGCGGACGTGATGCACGGCGTTCTCCACTATGGCGCGCCGGAATGGCGGGATGGTGTGGTGGCGCGCAAGGCTGATACCCGCGGCCTGCTGGAGGTACTGGGCGACCTTGGTGCCGGTAACCTGAACGACTGGCTGGGCTGGTTGGGCGGCAAACGGGCAGAGCAGCTTAAGGCCCAGGGCCGCGAGAACAACCTGAACGATCAGGAAATTGCCGACCTGGTGGCGTTGGCCAAGGGGCGGGAGCAACTGTTCGAGCGCGCCTACCGCGACTACGCAAAGCTCAATGACGCTGTGCTCGACCTAGCCGAGGGGGCCGGGCTGATCGATCCTGACGCCAGAAAGGCGTGGGCGAACGACTACTACGTGCCCTTCTATCGGGAGACCGAGGACAGCCTGTTCAGCGGCCCCAGGACCAAGCGCGGGTTGTCGCACCAGACTGCATCCATCAAGGCCCTGAAGGGCGGGGAGATTCCCACCAGCGACCTGCTGGAGAACATCCTCACCGGCTGGAGCCGGCGTATCGATGCCTCGCTCAAGAACAAGGCGCTCCTCGAGGTGGTCGACAACCTCAAGGGCTCGCCCTTCCTGAGCGACGAGAGCGTGCGCTACACCCAGGCAATTATTCCGCGCGCCGAGCTGGCAAAGCGCGTCCGCAAGGACAGGAAGACGCAGCAGGCGGTGGCCGCGATGCTCGGCCTGAAGGACGGCGTGAACGCCATGAAGGTGGCATCCGAGCTGTTGAAGCCTGAGAACGAGGGCTTCGAGAAGCTGTGGGCGCTCACGGCGCCGAGCGATCCAGACATCGTCCGGGTACAGCGTGGCGGCAAGAACGAGTACTACAAGGTCAACGACGAGTCGCTGCTGCGCGGGCTCAAGTCGATGGCCGGCAGCGTGTTCAACGATCCCATCACTCGCATCGGTCGCGCCTTCAAGCGGGTGCTGACCACCGGCGTGACGGCCTCGCCGGACTTCATCCTGCGGAACTTTATCCGCGACGCCGCGCACGCCTGGGTGATCAACAAGGACGGGTTCAAGCTGGGCCGCGACTCCATCAAGGGGCTGCGCGATGCTTTCCGCCAAGATCAGGACTATCGCAACCTGATGTTCGCCGGCGCCTCGTTCCAGGGTGGCTACGTCCACGGCACTGATCCTGAGGCCTCGGCGCAGATCATCCGCAGGGCGCTGGCGAAGAAAGGCCTCAACCGTGCCCGGCAGGATTCCTACCTGTCCAGCCTAGTGACCTCGCCGAAGCAACTGGCGGACATCCTCGGCAAGGGCTGGGAGCACTACCGGGAAGTTGGCGAGCGGGTGGAAAATGCCAACCGCCTGAGCACCTACAAGGCTGCGCTGGAGGCCGGCAAGTCTCCTCGGCAGGCGGCCTTCGAGGCGAAGGACCTGATGGACTACAGCCTCCGCGGTAACTTCGCGGCGCTGCAGTGGTTCACCGACATGGTGCCGTTTCTCAACGCCAGGATTCAGGGCCTGTACAAGCTCGGGCGCGCGGCCAAGGGCGACACCTCGCTGATCGCCAAGCAGGTTGCTATGAAGGGCGGCTACCTGATGCTCTTCACCCTGGCGCTGGCGGCCCTCAATGGAGACGACGAGCGGTACAAGGAACTGCAGGAGTTCGACAAGGACACTAACTGGCACATCTTCCTGGGAGACCAGCACTTCCGGATCCCCAAGCCGTTCGAACTGGGGCTGATCTTCGGCACCGTGCCGGAGCGCCTTCTCCACCTGGCCACTGGGAACGAGAACGGCAAGCAGTTCGGCAGCGCGATCGCCCGGGGCATCTTCGATACCCTGGCCTTCAACCCCGTGCCGCAGTTCTACCAACCTATTCGCGAGTTGCAGGCCAACCGGAACTTCTTCATGGGCACGCCGATCGAGGACATGGCCGACGAAGGGAAGCTGCCGGAGGCGCGCTACGACGAGCGCACCAGTGCTCTGGCGAAGGCGGCAGGCCAACTCACGGGCCCGGCGCTGGGCATCTCGCCCAAGCAGTTGGACCACCTGGTCAAGGGGTACACCGGAACCATGGGGGCCTACGTGCTTGCCATGGGCGACCTGGTGGCCGGCGCCATGACCAAGGGTGAGATGCCGACGGCGCGCGTCGGTGACCTGCCGATTGCCAAGGTTCTCTACCGTGGCGATGAACCACGCTCCACCCGGCACCAGGCCGAGTTCTACGACATGATGCAGGAGGCCGACCAACTGTACCGGACGATGCGCTACTACCGTCAGGAGGGCCGGGTTGATGCGGCCGAGCAACTGCTCGAAGCCAACCGCGCGAAGCTGCGCCACCGTCCTGCCCTCGGCTTGGCCCGCCAGCAGCTCGGTGCGCTGCGCAAGCAGATGGACGCTGTCTACCGCAACACCGAGATGACGGGGGACCAGAAGCGGGAGCGCCTCAACGAACTGCAGTTGCGCAGTAACCAAGTGGCGGAGCGTGTGGTGAAGGCCTCGCAGGCCGACTTCTAGAAAAGGATGCCGAGTAGGCCGACCACCAGGGTGGCGGCGAGGCCAAGGATGGCCAGGCCGAAAAACACACCCTGCAGTTCCTGGCCGGCGCCGGGCGGCGCTTTCTTGATCAGCAGGTAGCCGCTGGCGATCGCGGCCACGCCGAGGAGGGGGAAGGGAAAGATAGCCACCATGCCGGCGACCAGCAGCACGGCTCCGATTGCGACTTGCAGCATGACGGGCTCTCCCGAAATAGGAGAGTCTATTTTACCAGCGAGGCCCAGGCGGGCGAGGCCCTGCTCAGGCTGTTCTGCTGAAGTCGGCCTGCACGACATTCCCCTTTGCCAGGCCATCCAGATGGTCGGCGTACCACTGCATCATGGTACGCCGCTGCTCAAGGTAGAGTGCCTTGTTGTAGACCCCGGCGACGCCTGCCTCAGCGTGCGACAACTGAGCCTCTACGTGTTCCTTCGGCCAGTTGTTCTCGCGCAGGATGGTGCTGGCGATATGACGGAACCCGTGTCCGGTTTGCTTGCCCTGGTAGCCCATCCGGCGCAGAGCCATGTTGAACACCATGTTGCTCAGCGGCTTGTTTCGGTCCCAGTGCCCCGGGAAGAGTAGGCTGTAGGCGCCGCTCAGCGTCTTCAGCTCCTCAAGTAGCGCCAGGGACTGCTCGGTGAGCGGCACCAGGTGAGCGCGCTTTTTCTTCATCCGCTCGGCTGGGATCTCCCATACCTTGCGATCGAAGTCGAACTCGCTCCAGCGAGCCTCGCGGACTTCACTCGGGCGCAGGGCGTTATAGATGAGGAGTTGCAGGCCGATCTTGACCTGGCGGTGGCCATGGTAGGCGTCGACGGCGCGTAGCAGGTCGGGCAGGCTATCGGAAGAAACATGCGCGTAGTTCTCCGCCGGCTTTGTCTGCAAGAACTTGTGCAGGCCGTCGATCGGATTGTTCGTCGCTCGGCCGGTCACCCTGGCCAGGTCGTAAATTTCCTTGCAGTAGCGCCGCACATTGCCGGTCTGGTCGATGATTCCCTTCTTTTCCATGCTCCGGAACAGGTCCATCCATTCCATCGACGTGATGTCGACATAGGGGCGGGCGCCCATCTTCGGGAAGATGTGAAGCTCCAGGGCGCCGAGCACCCGAGTGCAATAGCCTTTCGACCAGCCCGTCTTGCGAGCGTCGAACCACTCCCTGGCCAGCGGTTCGAAAGTGCTCTCCGCTTTCGCCTTCTCGGCCGCGGCTGTCACCTTTTTGTGCGTCGACGGGTCGACGCCTTGGGCTACCAGGGTTCTGGCATCCTGCGCTTTCTCGCGCGCCAGGGCGCCGCTGACGCTGGGGTAGGGGCCCAGGCCGAGCCACGACCAGGCACCGGTCGCCGGCTTCTTGTAGCGAAACTCCCACAGCTTCTGACCTGTCGGCTTGACACGCAGGTACAGGCCCTGGCCGTCGTGCTCGCGGTAGGCCTTGCCCTCAGGATCGAGGGAGGAGATGGTAGTGTCGCTCAGCGGGCGCCGCTTGATTTCGGACCTTTTCAT